ATGCGCGCCCTCCTCTCCATCCTTACCCTCGCGCTCGCGAGTTGCGCCAGCGTGGACAGCGTGGATCTGAGCAAGGTTGACCAGGCGTGCGGGCGCGCGTGCACCCAGGACTACTCTACCTGCAACGACAAGTGGAGCTTCACGCCGGTCATGCGCCACAACGAATGCGTCGGCGCGCTAAAGGCATGCGTCTCGACGTGCCCGTCCCGTCACTCCTGAGTATCTTCCCTCGGCGGCCTGAGTAGGGACGCCACCTCGCCGCGCAGCGGTCGCGGCGCCAGCTTGATACTGCGGACGTCCGGCGACATGCCGGCGAGCTGGAGGCGCCTGCGCATGGCCTGCGGCGTGATCACGATCGGCATGGTCGGGTTGGACTTGTTCCACGAGGCGATCTTCCGGCGCACGCTCTCGATGTCGTCCCGGTCTCCGCTCCTGATGGCGTTCACGAACTCGTCCATCAAGGCGGACTTGGTAACGGCGATGAAGTTCTCGTCGTTCCGGATCTCCCCCGTCACCCTCTGGCGATCAGCCACCGCGTTCGGATTGAACCCGGCCGCCTTGCCGACCGCCTCGAGCGGCGAGACCTTCGCCGTGAACTGGCCGCGGGTGTCGCGCGCCTCGCCGCGGGCGAGCATTTCCGACCCCTTCACGAAGTTCTGAGCGGCCGTAGGCAGCGCGCTCTTGGCCGCGCCCAGGAAGTCGCCATGGAAGGCGCGCTCGAGGCCCGTGGCGGCCCCGTAGAGCAGCCCTGCGGCCGGACCGATCAGGTCCCGGACATCCTTGAACTTGTCCGTCTCGCTCACCTTGGCGAAGGCGGTCCCGGGGATCAGGTTGCCCATGGAGAGCCGCTGGCTGACGTCGAACGGGCTCACCGCGCTCGGGAGCCCCTGGACGAAGGCGTTCCCGAGGAACTGGCCCAGGATCCTCTTCGACTGCTTGTCGAGCCACTTCTTGCTGTTGGTCGTCAGGCCGAGGTCGGGGAAGCGCTGACCGATCGTGTCGATCAGGTCCTCCAGGTCCTCGGCGAATGGCAGTCCCTCGACGCCGGCGGCGAGCAGGAGCAGCACGACCATGTAGACGCGTTGTTGCATTGGCATGCGGTGCAGCAGCTCGAGCACGTTGATGCTGAACTGCTTGAACGTCATCAGCGTGGACCCGAGCGCGCCGCGGCCCAACACCGGCCTGTTGCCCTTGTTGTAAAGGAACTGCGTCTCGTAGACGGCGTTCTCGGCGAACTTGTGCGGATCCCCCAACTGCTCGTTGGCCTCAGCGATCTTGTGGGCAGCGATGTAGGCCACGCGCCGGTTGAACGTCTCGGCGTATCCGAACATGGAACCCCACGCTTTGAGGAAGGATTCCGAATACTTGTTGCCCGCGAGCTTCGAGCCAGAGGCCACGCCCATCATTTGAAACACCTCTTGCGAGGCGGTCGTTCCGTCCTCCTCGGCCTTGCGAAGGTTGTCCCACAGGCGCCCGGTATGCACGAAGTCGCCGTTCAGTTTCTTCGAGAACGGGTCGAGTACGGCGTCCTTCGCCGCTCCGGTCAGGCGTGCAAGCACGTCTGGCAGGGATGCGAACTTCGTTAGGAACGGCCCCGTGATAAGCGGAGTCTGAGTCAGGTTCGTGACGGCGGACGCGAGCGAGCCACCGATGAAGTGGAAGAACAGGTAGCCGCGCAGCTTGTGAGCCTCTTCCACCGGGTCGCGCAGGTACTTGTAGAGCGAGACCGCGTGGTCGCGCAGGTCGCCGTCCTCGATGTCCATGACGGCCTTCCCCATTCCAGGGAAGTTGTCGTTCGCGCTGGCGGCGCGCGAGTTCGTCATGATGAAGTCGGCCAGACCGCGGTAGGCGTCCTGCGAGAAGCCTGGCACGCCCTTCCGGTTAATGAATCGCTTCATCATGGACCGGCTGGAGAACAGCTCCTTGTACGCCTCCTGGTACACCTCGTCATTCGCCACGCCCAGGTGCTCCGCGAATAGCTCTAGCGCGTCCAGGTTGAGCCCGTCGTACATGCGGAACGAGTTCTTGCTGATCGTGCCGGTCTCGATCTTGTACGCGTTAGGGAACTTGGCGCGCATGCGCGTCTCTTCGCGGTTCGACTTGATGTTTGCCACGTGGCTCGTCAGGCCCTCGTGCAGGGAGAAGTGAGACGAGTTGCCGTCCTCGTAGTCCTTCTGCGTCTTGTACACCGCGACGTAGTGCGTTCCGAAGCGCGACAGCGGGAAGTAACCCTGATTGGACAGCTCGTTCACACGCTGAACGAGCTCTCCGATCTTGGCTACGCTCTTCTGGTCGGCGCGGACGGACGCCTTCAACTGCTCTACCCTGAACTCGAAGCCGGGCGGCTGCGCCTGCCGCAAGGTGTCGATGTTGCCCTTGGCCTCGGCGATGCGCTCCCCGAGCTGGAGCTCGATGTCGGCCGCGAAGTCCTCCATGTTGAGGTCCCTGTTCATGCTGACGCCAGTTTTCTTCGCCTCGCGCGCGATGAACGAATTAGCCTGCGTCTCGAGGGCTTGACGGACGGACGCATGCGCCTCGTGGTACATGCGGACCTGGGGCTCGGTGAGTGGCGTGAGAACCTTGTCGCCGTCCGGCGTGTTCACCGTGGGGCCGGAGCGAAGCTGCTCGTCCGAGAACACCTTGTTCAGCAGCGTGCCGTGCAGGAGGTACTGCGATGCGGCGTCGGCGTCCTTGCGGTTGATGCCCTGCAACCATCCGCGCTTGAACCACGTCGGCGCTACCTTCTCGGCAGCGCTGGCGTTACGCCAGATGTCGGAGAGGAAGTTCTGCCCCCACTCGAACACGTGTCGGAACTGAGTGTTGTTCTTGGCGAGGTTGAACTGTGTGCCGATCGTCTTGCTCCACATGCCGACCTTCGAGTCGGACTTCGTAACCTCGTTGATCCAGTCTCCCATGCGGCTGTAGAGCGGGGAGTTTGAGAACGCGTCGGCGTCCGGCGCCAGGGAAGCTGGCGCGCCCTGCTCCACCGTGCGCGCTGCCGGCGCAAGGAACTGGCGGATGATCTCCGCGTCCGTGATCTTCTGCTTGGACAGGATGCCGTGGTCGCGCAGCCATTGCGTGATGGCCGCGATGGCGCGCCGGACGAACCCGAGCTTGGGTTCGGACTGAGCCATGATGGCCAGCAGCTCCTCGGCCATCCTCGAGCGGTTCTCGGGGGTGTTCGGCATCCCCTGGGCCTTGAGGAGAGCTGCTACCTGCGAGGCCCGCGCGGTGGCGATCTGATCCAGGATCTCGGCGAGGCCGCGACCGAAGGTCTTGCGCAGCCCGTAGTGCCCCTTGACCTCGTGGACCAGCGTGAACTTGGCGCCCGCGGCGTCGAGGTTCTGAGCGACTAGGTACACCTTGCCGCCGAAGAACACGCCCCCTACGTCCGTGGCGTTCTCGCGCTCGATCTGCTCGCGCACCTGCTGAGGGAGGTCCGCCAGGGTGGCAACCACCTCGACGTCCGGAGCGTCCGTCCAGTTGGCCTTCAGGTCGTTCACGGCCTTCTGGACCTCCCACACCTGACCGGCCTTGTCCTGGGCGCCGCGCGAGAAGGCCGCGCCCTCATACTTCTTCTCGTACTTGGACATGAACTTCTGCGCGGTTGTGGTCTGCGACTCGTTGACGTACAGACCCTTTCGCTCCGCGACCCACTTGATCGCCGCCTTGATGCGGTCGGGGTCGCGCATGTTCACTCGGAACGAGCTCTTCCCCTGCGCTGCCAGGTCGCCGGTGATTGCCACCAGCTCCTTGCTCTCGTACAGCTTCTTCGCGCCCGGGACGCGCTGGATGATCAGGTCCACCCACGGGCCAGCCGAGTCACCGACGAAGCGGACCATGTTGTCGTTGCTCGCCACGCCAAGCTGCTCGACGCCCTGCATGTCCTGGTAGGACAGGCGGTCGCGGGCGAAGGATGGCGACGTGAGGTAGTCGTAGATGCCGTCCACGTACTGCGCACCGTAGCGCGCGCGGTTAGACAGGAACACGTCCTGGTTCTGGACCATGGACGGCGTGAAGTTCTTCGGCAGCAGCAGCCCTTGCCGGCGCTCTCCGCCCTTCATGGTGAAGGTCACCACGTCGCCTACGTTGTTGGCGGCGCCGTAGCCTGCCGGGATGTTCCCGAGAACGTAGTAGCGCATTTCGCGCGGCTTCTCCCCGCTGATCTCACCCTTCTGCGGCTTGAACAGGAAGTCGAGGTCGTCCGAGCTCGTGTCCCGGAGAGCCTGGTCCAGGATGTTGTCGCGGATGATCTTCGAGAGCGGGATGGACGCGCGCCTGTTCTCGTTGTTGATCATGAAGTTGATTACGAAGTTCGACGGCGACCACGGATTGCCAGCTGACGGGAGGTTCGATTTGATGCCGATGATCACGCCCTGTGGCAGCGCGCCGTCGTCAAGGGCGAGACGCGCGTGATAGCCGATCTTCATCTGGCGCAGGTTCGCCAGGGTGTTCCGGCGCACGCCCTCGAAGTTGGCGATCTTCTTCTGAGTCGCCTGGACATGGGCCGTGAGGTCCCGGCGACGCGCGTCCGAAATTGTTTCGTCCTTTAGCTGGTCGTTCAGGCCGCCAGCCCCCTCGATCTTGTTGAACTCGGCGGCCTTTGCCTGCTCGAACGGAGCCGTGCGCTCGTCCTCGAGGGCCTGGAGGATTTGTTCCGGCGTGCGGCCGTTCAGAGCCTCAGCGATAGCGCTCTTGACCTCCTCCGGGCTCGGCCTGGTGCCCTGGACGAACATAGACATGTGGGTGAGGCTGGACGGCCTGGTGAAGATGCTGGAGCCGTCCCCGGAGGTGAGCTCCTGCTCGTGCTCGGGGATCGCCTCGGTGTCCAGGTCGCGAACGACCAGCTTGTTCGTGCCGGATTCGTTCTTCATGTTGATGATGGCGTTGTAGGCGTGCTCGACCTGATCGTAGAAGTCCTTCTGGTCGGCGACGGACAGGAGCGCGACGCGTCCGCTTGCTGCGAGCGCAACGCCCTCAGTGGATTTCTCGTCTCCGATCTCCACGTTCACGAAGTCGGCCACGTCCTCGTGCTCGCGCAGGTACTCGGTCACGGCCTCGTCGCCGTAGAGGTTGATGAAGTCGATCGCCTGGACGTCCGTGGCTGACGACTGCCCGCTGGTGGTGTTCGACAGCAGGCTAGTCATCTTCTTCTTGAGGACAGCCATAGGGCGCTTCTCGGACGGGAGCGCGGTAGCCAGGACCGTGTAGTCCGGGGCGACGATCTGACCGGTGCGGTGCACGCGGCCCAGGGTTTGCTGGAACACGCTGATGTCGCCGGCGGCCTGGAGGATGATCATGTGCCGCGCGCGCTTGTCAGCGAATTCCACGGACGCGTGCATGCTGATGCCGGTCGAGCCGGCGGAGTTCAGGATCACTGCGTCGATTGACCCGTCGTTGAAGCCGCGGACTGTGCCAATGCGATCGGCCTCCTCCTTGTTCCGGTTGCTGAGGACAGCCTTCCCGGTGGAGTAGTCCACGATGTTCGTGCGGCCGGTGATCTCCGACACGCGCAGGGGCCGCAGCTTCTTGCCGCCCGACTCAGTGAACTTGACGTACTTGCGCTCGGGGTTGCCGTTCGCGTCCTCGTTGCCGGTGAAGTAATAGCCGTACTGGTTCAGGCGCGACCGCATGTAGTCGATCGGCGAGGCGGAGAGCGGCGTCTCCAGCTTGCTGATGACCTCGGACGCCTCGGTGAACACCCGGACCAGGTGCGACGGCATGCGCGCCATGGGCACGCTGATCTCCAAAGCCTTGCCGCCATGGGGCGGCTTGTACTTGAATGCGCGCCGGCGCTCGAGCGCCTTCATCAGGAGGGGATTCCAGCTGTAGTCGTCGAGCGCGTCACCCTGCTGTAGGGCCATGGAGCCGATGTAGTGGTCGAGCGCGGACTCCATGGTGTTCTCCAGCGGGATGATCACCTTTTGGTTGGTGTTGAGCTGGTTGATAGCCTTGTCCACCGCCCGATCCGCCTTAGTGGCCAGGAGGAGCTGCTTGACGTAGTTGTGCACGACGGACGTGAACGGGGTGTGCGTCAGGCTTTGCTGCTCGCCCTTCTTGTTGCGCACGATCTCGCTGCCGGGCGGCAGAAGATCCTGGAGCCTGTCAGCGTTCTGCTTGAACCACTGAATGAACTCCCGGTCGGCCCTGACGATCGTGCGCAGGGCGTTCGTGGCCTCGTCCATCAGGCGCGTGTCGCGCGCCAGGTTCTCATCGTCCACCTCGAAGTTGACCTTGAGCATGGACATGTCCTTCTCGCGGCGGGACATCTGGCCGTCCTCGACCAGCATGTTCGCCAGCACGCTCTGCATCTGCGGGCCGCCGGTCGAGAGCATTTCCACGAGCTGCGCCGGGTCCTGCGCCAGCAGGCCGATGTTCGTGCGCATGTAGATCGGCATGTTGTTCGTGCGCTTGGCGTAGGTCGCCGACAGGTACACGACGGGCGGCGCGTAATCTGAGAACTGCCCCTGCATCCACTCGCCGACGCCTGAGTCGCCGCTTGCATTGTGGGACTCGTCGAGGATCAGGACGGCCTTCCCGGTCGAGAACAGCTTCGCCAGCGCGGAGCGGCGCGCGTTCTCCTGGTTGATCTGCGCGTAGGTCGTGAAGATCGCCGAACGGCCCTCCGGGAGGGTGCCGGTATTGACGATATGCTCGACTCCCTGCTTCGCTGCGCCCTTCTTGTTCGTGAAGAGCTTCGTCTTGCCGCTCGGGTCGCGTGGGTCGATGACCTCGCCATCCGTGTTCGTGAGGAACGGCGAGATCTCCGGATGCCCGATCGCGATCATGTCGCGGTACATGTCGCTGTACAGGGTGTCGCTGTAGGACATGAACACCGGAACCTTATCGTTGCGGATGGACCAGTTGATCAGGGAGGCGGCCTGCCGCCCCTTGCCGACGCCGGTAGCGTCTCCGATGATCATGCCGCGGCCGTCCTTCAGCTGAAGGACGGCGAGCGCGATGTTGTCGATCTGGTAGCCGGACAGGGCGTCGAACATCTTCTCCTTCGTCCCGTACCCGAGCTCCTTCTGCACGAAGTCGTCGATGCTCTCGGAGCCCTGCTCGTGGATCTTGTCCTCGGCCACGTCCAGGGCGTCGCGCAGCGCGCGCGCCTGGTTGCGCGGCACCAGGATGCCGAGGTTCTGTCCCTGCGACTTGCCCTCGTACACCGTCTGGTTGTTGTTGTCGTGCCCGACGTCGGAAGGAGACATGACCTTCGAGGGCGGGTACATCTTGTCGAGGATGTACACCTTCGCGTATTTCTGGATTCCCTCGATCGCCTCGCCGAAGCGCTGAGAGACGATGCGCTTGAACTCGAGCACAGCTCGCGTGGCGTCTGCAACCTTGGCGCGAATGGCCTGCCAGACGTTCTCGAACACCTTGCGAAGCTGCTGGTAGATGGTTGCATCGACGGTCCCGAGCGCTTCTTCGTACAGCTTCCTGCTGAACACGGCTCCTCCGCTGTCTTTCTCGCCGATGATCTTCTTGATCTCGTCGAATTCTTTTGAAAAATCCAGGCCGAGCGAACGCTCAGCCGCGGTTACATTCGAGCTGCTTTTCGGTGCGCGCTTGCCACCTCCGCGAGGACCGCGTGGTGGGCCTTTCGGTCCGGGGTTGCCCTCGACGGGCGCCCCGGTCTTTTCGTCAGGTACTAGGACCGACTCATCGTTGAAGATGCGGTCGATGTCCTCCGGCGAGAGACCTTCTAGGCCGGTATCGCTTCCAGAAACTCCGACAGGTCCAGGCTGCTGCTCGCCTCGATTGCTTCCTTCCGGAGCTCCGGGTTCGTTTCCGGTTCCGCCGACGCCGGATCCCCCGCTTGCACCAGGGTTCCCACCCGGCCGCTCGACATCAGCCCCTCCACCCACCCCTGCGGGAACTCCGCCCACAGGATGCTGTTTTCCTCCGCCTCGAGGTTCGTTTCGACGAGGGCCTTGGCCTCCTTCTTTCCCGCCTTCAGGAGCAGCGACTCCAGCTTCTCCCTGATTGCTTCCCGGTACGGCTGGCCCTGCGGGACCACCAACGCCGCTGCGTGGCTCGGCCGGTCCAGCTTCGGAACCCACATTGGCGTTGCCGGTGACAACGGCTTCGCTTGCTCGTTTTGCGTCCTCGTACTGCCTGTAGAGTGCATCGTACCCCTCCGTTACGCTGTAATTTACGCGCGTGATCGTACCACTGGCCGGCGCAACCTGCGCGGAGCGCCCGCGGCCGGCAATCGTGATGACTCGAATCGGCCACGCCGCGCCTTGGCGCTCGTAGAAAGAGCCGTCTACCTCGAAGTGCGAAGCGACATTGTAGTGGCCGTAGAGCCAGTTGAAGAATGGTTTCTCCCGGGAGTTGATCTCCCCTGGAATCCTGTTGGCGCCGATGATCAGCACGGCGCGCCCCTTGTCGAACATGGCCTCGAGCGCCCGCGCGATGATCAGCTGGTCGATCCTCGTGACCTGGTAGCCGTCCGCGAGCGCGGGCGCCTCCAGCTTCCCGAACGGAGGATTCGCGAGCACCGCGTCGGCCTCGTCCTTGCCGAATACGTTCTCTTCCTTCGCCTTCACCGCGTCCTTCTGCGTGACGCGCGGGAAGCCGAGGAGCTTCAGATTGAGCGCCCTGTGCTCGTCCAGCTCGTTCGCGATGACGTTCTTGGGCGTCGCGGTGATGGTGAGCAGCCCGTTCCCGGCAGTGGGCTCGTACACCTTGGTATCGACTCCAACGCGCGCGAGCAGCCCGGCCATGTAGGCGATCGGGAGCGGCGTCGAGTATTGCTGCAAGGACGAGCTGGTGGACGTGCGGATGTTCAGCTTCGGCTGCTTGCGGTACATATCCACCAGGTTGTCGAAGATGCCGCGCTCGTTCGTGCCGGTCGCGCGCCAGTCGATGATCTTCTGCGCGGCGAACTGTCCGAGGGCTGCCTCGAAGTCCTCCTGCCCCTTCTTCTGAAGGATCAGGTTGCCCTCTACCTCTGTGGGGTCGAGGCGGTGCGCTTGCGCTACCCAGGAGAGCAGGTCCTTGCCGCTCTCAGGGAACCATCCTTTTCGCAGGTGGAAGAACATGCTCTCGACCATGGAGTCGTTCTTGACCTCGGGGTATTGCACGAGGCCCATGTCCTCCATGATCTTGTCGATGCGGCCTGAGATCTCCTTGGCCTGCTCGCGCCCGACGGCAATCCTCATCTGCTCGACGTTCTTCGCGCCTTCCTTGACGCGCACACCCTCTGGAGTGAACTCCAGGCCAGCGAAGAAGTTCTTGTAGTCCTGGGCGAACAGGCGCCGCTCTTCAGCCTGCGGGTATGCGGTTCCCTTGTAGCCGTTCGTTTTCGTCATAGCTCCTTCTCGAACGAGAGGTCCGACGAGGTACGGCGATCCGCCCTTCACGAGGTCGAAGAGGTACGCTTCCTCTCCGCGCGCCACCATTTCTGCGCCCTTCGAGTAGTACGGGTCTGAGCCGTGATCCAGCTTTTGCGCTTCGTTGAGGTAGATGGTGTTCCGCAGCAGACCGCCGCGGTATTCCGGGCTCTTCCAGTCAGAGGTCCCTTTCTCGTTCAGCCAGTTGAGGACGCGCTCGCGCGGTGGAACATTGCGGTTCTGGTAGTCGGCGTCTCCGACCAGGAGCTCGCGGACCTTCGCCTCCATCTTGGCGAAGTTGAAGTATTGGTTGAGAACGTGACGAAGCGCCTCTGAGTACAGCCTCGCTCCGTCCTGCTCGGAGTGGATCAAGTAGTGCTCGAGCGCGTGCATCCACTCGTGCGAGACGGTACCGTTCCCATTCGTCTTGGTGAGATTGATCACCTCTCCGCCGATGTGGCTGGTTTCGAAGTGGGCGGCGGCCTTGCTGATCTTCTGCCCGCGCGAGCCGAACGCCAGCGCGAGCTTCCCGCCGAGTCCAACCACCTTCGGGTCGATCCCGAGGTTGTCGGACATGTCCATCAGGGAGTCGTAGGCTAGGTTCAGGTTCTCCTGGCGCTCGAGCTGGTTGACCCACTCGCCGAACTCGACCTCGCGGAAGCCGAACGCGGACTTGAAGTCGGCCTCGTTGACGTTCTGGCCCTTTCGGTAGTCCTTCATCCCGACGCGGGTGATGTTCTCCAGGCGAGGCGGGACCTTCGGGTCCTTCTTGACCACGCGGTTCGTCTGGTCGATCTCGTTCTCGTTCGGCTGGAATGCTTTCAGGTAGTAGTCGAGCATCGCGTACAGATCGTTGCTCATCATGCGCTGAAGCTCGCTGCCGAATTTCGTCGCGGTGTGCGTACTTCCGTAGCTATTCGCCTCGCCCTCTGTGAACGCTTCGTTCTTGATTGCAGCGTTCGCCTCGGCAACGTTCTTGGCGTCCTTCGTCAGCTCTTCCAGCTTGGAGAGCATCCCGATATAGCGCTCGGCCTGCGCCTTGACTTCGGAGTATTCCGTGTCGATCAACGCCTGCTTGAGGCTCTTGCCCCACCGCGTATTGCCCTGCTGGCCGCCGAAGCCTGGGCCTGCGAATTCGAGGAACGTTTTCAGCTTCTCGCGAACAGCCTCGAGGTAGAGCATCGTCCCGAAGGTCGCGTCGGGGCGCTCGATCGTGAAGTGGTTCGCGACCTTCGCCTCGTCGATCAGCTTGTCGATGTCCTTCTCTCCCTCGCCGGTTGGCTCGGAGAGACGCAGAGTTCCGCCAGCAGGCTTGCCTCCGACGACGCCCGTGTCATGGATGTCGCTCTTCTGCGGCCGGTACATCGTGTAGAGCTGGATGCGCGCGACGCCCTGCTCGGGCTGGAGCCGGTCCGTGACCTTGAAGCCCATCTTCTTCATCACGCTCTCGATGGGCTTCTGGTTCTCGACCGTCACGGACATCTGGACGATTCCCTCGTCGAGGATGGTTGCGCCGTCCTCGAAGGTGGGCGTGAGCTCGGCGGCGCCGTAGATATGATCGGTGAGCGCCTTGTTGTTGCGCTCGGCGATCATCTTCACCAACGGGTCCACCGGCGGCTTCGGCGCCTTCGGGGCCTTTGGCTCTTTCGGCGCCTTCGGTTCCTTGGGCGCCTTCGTCTCCTCCGGTGTGGCAGGCGGCTGCTCGCCGGGCGTCTCGGGTGTCGCCGGCGCCTCGGGCGTCGCGGGCGCGCCGGGCGCTTCTCCGCCGGTCACGCCCTCGTTGTTGCCGTGGATCTTCTTCGCGTTCTGTGCTACGCGCTCCAGGCGGTCCAGGTTCTCGCCGAACGGCGCCTCCTGGCCGATGCGCTTGCGGATGTTCGCGGCCCGGCGCTCGTCGCCGATGCTGTCGTAGATCTTCGCGATGCTCTCGAGCCGCTGGTCGCGCTCGCTCAGTTGTACACCGCCGTTGGGTGCCTCCGCGGCGGGCGTGGCAGGCCCCCCTTCGACATGCTCCGGCGCTTCTGGTCCAGCGCTATTGCCACCGCCTGTTTGTCCGCTTTCTCCTTCCCGAACTTGTCCTGTGTCCGCTGGTACGTGTTCCCCTGGTGCAGCTCCTCGATGTTCTGGCCCACCACCTTGTTCGACGTTCCCTTCTCCAACGGCATTGCTCTCTCCCTGTGATTGCGGGGCCGCGCCGCCTTCAACGCCGGCGCCCTCCCCTTGTTGTTGGGTCCCGCCTTCCTGCGATTCAGCGGGCGCGCCCGGAGCTACAGGTTCCGCAGCCGGGGCCTCCGGTAGTTCCGGCGTCTGTTCGGCGCCGGCCGGTAGTCTCGGTGTCTTGCTGAATGTTCCCGCCGCGATGGCGGCCTTGAATTCCGGTACGGACAGCTGACGCATGCTGCCGAAACCTTTCCATCCCGCCTCGTAGTTCGCGAGGTAGCCCTTCTTGGCTGCGCGCGCGGACTGGAAGCCGACCATGATCTTGTACTCGTCGTGATCGCCGCTCTCGGGGTCCACCTGGTCGATGGCGAACACGGTCGAGCTGTTCGGGTGCGGCCCGATGAACACGTCCACCTTGTCGCCGTCGCTGCCGACAGTGCCCTCGATCTCGCCGTAGTGGTTGGCCATCGTGACGGACCACTCCTTGCCGGTCTTGTCCGTCCCGCGGCGCACGCTCCCCTTCGGGTTCTCTATAGCGATGTCGAGACCGTGGAAGTTGACGACGCCCTTGTTGTACTTGCCGGTATCCTTCTCCTCCTCGGTGGGGTTCTTGTCGGTGAATCCTGCGGCGTTCTCGACGTCCGCCTTCGTAGGCGCGCCCTGCTCGGGCGCCGCCGGAGCTGCTGGCGCGGGCTCGGCTTGCGGAGGTGTCTCCGCAGCTGGTGCCGGAGCTGGCGGCGGAGGCGGAGCGGCGTGCTCGCCGCCGCCCGTCATCGCACCGAAGCCGGCGCCGGTCGGGGCCGCGGCAATAGCGCTCCCGATGGAGTTGTTCCATACGCCATCCATCAGGTCCTTGCCTGGGTTCGCGTGCTGCTGCTCCGCTACGTTCGAGAGGAACTGCTCGAACCATCCCTGCGTGAGCTCGGTTGGCGTCTCGATCGCGAGGCCGTGCATCGCCTCCTTGAAGCGCGTCATGCCCGAGCCGCCGCGCGTCATCACCTTCGCGACCTGGGAGCCGACGTAGCCATCGAAGCCTGCGCCAAGGAGCGCGGTAGCCGCGCCGACCTGCCACAGGGTTTGGATGCCGGCGGAGTTCGAGATCTCGGCGCGCGCCTTCGCGCGGTCGCCGTGGGACTTCACGAGCGCAGCCTGGTACTCCGGAGCCTGCTCGAGCACGCTCTCCGGGAGCTTCGCGATGGAGTCCTCGACCTGCTGCCCCTGCTGGCCGCCGGCGATCAGGCCCTCGCCCGCGCCCCCGAGTGCGATGGCGCTGTACGTCGCAGCCTTGATCGCCGCCTTCTCTGCGGCTGCCCTCGCTGCGAGGGCCGACAGGCCCAACGTCTGCGACTTCGCGAGGGACGTGCGGAAGGCGACAGTTGCGGCGAACTTCGCGCCGACGCCCGCCACCGGGAGCGTAGCCAACGTGGACGGCAGCGAGTTGACGATGCCAGAGTAGTACGCGCGCGGATCTGACCACGCCTCTCCGAAGGTCTCGCCCTTCTGGCTCGAGATCCATTCTTTCTGCGACGCGTCGCGCATGTCCGGCGACAGCTTGTCCCCGTAGTAGTCGGAGACGTCCTGCATGATGCCAGACAGGCTACGGCCAAGATGCTCTTCCGAGAGCCGGTTGATCTCGCCGCCGCTCACCTTGTCGGCGGCGTATGAGAGCCCCTGCACGGCCTGCGCTGACCCCTGGCCGAGCAGGTTCAGGGTGTCAGAAATAATGCCCGGTTTTTCTGACGGAGCAGCCTTGACTGGCTCCTCCGGGTCCGCTACGAAGTCGGTGAACGCGCCGGACTGCGCCGGCCCGGCGATGTTGCGGTTGACGCCGGCGACGTACTGCGGCACAGAAACGCCGTTGCCGTCGCGGATGTGCCCCATGCGGCTCACGTCGCCGCCGTACTGGTCGATCAGCTTGGGGTCGGTGAAGTAGGCGGCCGTCTGCGCGTCGGGGTTGCTCGGGTAGCGGTCGGCGTTCTGCTTGATCAGCTTCGCGGCGGCGCGCGCGTTGTCGTTCGGGTCGTCGATGTTGCCGTCGGGCATGAGGCCGCCGAACGTGGCGGGCATGACCTGGAAGCCGCCGCGTGCGCCGTTGACGCTCGTGCGCGGGTTGCGCCCGCTCGAGCTCTCCATCTGCCAGTGCGCGAGGACGCGCTGAGGATCTGCGCCCTCTTCCTTCGCGATGCGGATTACGTCATCGCGCGTGATGCTCGTGGGGGTCTGAGCCTGCGATACGGGGGAAGAGACCGGCGCGTCGGGCGAGCCTGGGACGTTCTCGACGAAATCGGTGAAGCCGGTTGACATCTTGTTCTTCTCCCGGCCTGCGCTGCGCAAAGGCGCGCGCCGTCACCGCGGTAGTTGATCTTCCACTCTACCGGGCGACGCAGTGTTACCTAAATCAGGGTTTCAGAGCCCTCTCGCGCACTGCCTCTTGATTCACGAGGCCGGAATACCTCTCCATGGCTGCCTTGTGGGCTGCCTGGAGTTTCGCGATCTCGGCGCGAACACGTGCGGCGCCGGCATAGTCGTACTTCAGCGCGCTGTTGTTGATGTCATGCAGCTTGCCATTGGCCTCAGAGATAGATTTCCGCAGGCTATCAACTTCCTGCCCTGCTGCCTCTGCCTCTTTAGGCGACGCCACGCGAGGCGGCGGCGGCTTCGGCAGGCTGGCCTGGACTGGCGCCGGAGCTGCCGCTGGTGTTGCGGCCGGCGCCGGTGCGCGCGCTGCCGCGGGGGGCGCTGCGGGGCCGGGCTGCGGAGCTGCCACGGCCGGCTTGGCGACGGGGCTGATTCCGTACACGACCTCGTTGCGGCCCTTCCCGTAGCGCACGGCGTTCCACTGCTGGCCGTTCAGCATCGCGACGCCGACCTTCGCGTCCGGGTCGCCGTCCTGGATGGCCTCGGCGATCTTGACGGCCTCCGGAGCGTTCTTCCCTAGCGCGTCGTTGTTGATGAAGAGCGACTGCGCGACGCCGGCGGTCTTGGATTGGTCGTAGGGCTTCACTTCCTTGCCGAGAGCTGCTTCGTTCTGACGCGCCGTAGCGTTGCGCCCGACGAGCGTCATGATCTGCGAGATACCCTTCGTCTGCTCTTGCGACATGCGTCCTTCGCGCCCTCCGGCGCTCTTGACATTTGTCTCGCCGGTCTTGAGGTTCGTGGTCACGATGTCGCCATTGCGATTCATCGAGGTCGAGTACCGGTTGCCCTCCTGGAGTTTGTTGACCGTGCCGGTCGGGCCGATCTGGTACACGTCCTCGTCCGTCTTGAACGCCTTGATTCCGGGCGGCGCAATGACGCCAAGCGCCATAGCAGCGTGGAGCATGTCGAAGCCCTGGAACGGGCGCTGCGAGCCATCCGGCATCACTGAGAGCCCGCTGTACTTCCCTGCGCCGTCGTAGCGCAGGCTGCCCGGGGCGACGCGCCATGTCCCGTTGGCGTTCGCGATCTCCTCGAGCTTTCTGGTGTTCGTTGGGTCCATCATCGCCTGGTGCGCGAGCTGGCCGAACCCCTCCTTCTCCAGCATGTCCTTCGTCTGTATGATCTGCTGCGCGCGCCCGGCGTCTCCGCGCTGGTTCGCTTTCTGCGCGAGGACGTCGAGTAGCCCTGCACGCCCACCAGCCGGTTGGCCGGGGGCGGCGGGCGCCGCCGCCGCAGGCATGGATGGCCGCGGCGGGGTGGGGAGAGCTGTACCTGGCTGGCCGGCGACCGGCGCGGCCACGGAGGCGTCAGGCTTGGGTGCCTGTGGCGCCGGCGCGGCAGGGATGGGTGCTGGCGATGCCTGGAGGGTCACCCCGGGCACTGCGCTCGGGGGCATGGGTTGCGCGGGAGCTGGCGCCGGAACTGCTGGAGCCGCGGCAGGAGCGCCTTCCGGCGCGGCCTCCGGGGCAGCGACAGGCGCGGCGGCTGCTGGCGCAGCCTGGGGCTGCTGGAAGCCAGGGTAGCCCGGCGCCGCGGCCTTGTAGTAATCCGCCGTCGCGCCACGTTCCTCTGCCTCAGCGGCACGTTGCCGCTGGAGCTGGTCGGCCTGGTCGCGTCCGATGTCGAGCCGCTGGCGCGCAGCGGCGACGTCCGCCTGACGACCTTCCTGCTCGGTATCGAAGCGCTCCTCCTCCTGCCGGTAGTCGCGCGCCGACTTCAGCGCATGACCGGCGTAGGAGAGCCCGCTGAGGCTGAGACCCATTACGCCGCCCTACGAGGCCGGGAGAACGACGGGAGCTTCCCACGCCGCGCTACAGGCGCGGTACGCAGGTTGTTGGCAGGCTTGCCGTCCAGACCGTTGCCGGCGGTGTCCTGACCCGCGAAGGACGGGACCATGCGACCGCTTGAGGTGACTCCGGTTGAAGGGACGCCGCCTGGCTGCGAGAGCGGGATTGGCGCGTTGCCACCGAGCAGGCCGCCGTTTCCGCCGTTGGCCGGCGCGGACGTGTTGGCCTCGTTCCCGAGCGGCTTGACGACGCGGCCTTTGTCCGAGCCGTGACGATTCACTTTGCCGCCGGACGCATACCCGTTTTCTTGCGCCATGCCGCCGGTCACCGCGCCGCCAGACTTCAGGCCGCCCTCGAAGCGCAGACCAAGCCGCGCGCGCGAGCCGGCTTTGCCTGGCGAGTCCTTGTGCTGCTCCATGTACGCGTGCGTCGATTCGCCATCTGCCTTCGCAGCAGCCTTCTCCACGCCCGGGTGCTTGACCGCTCCCTGGATCCACTTGTCGCCGCCGACTTGACCGCCCTTGGCGTACCGGCGCCCGACGTCCATCTTGTTCTGCTCGACGTCTGACATGGCCTTGCCTGCGGACGTGCTCATGTTCCCGCGGGGAGCACCACCTGTGGCTGCGACGCCCACCGTCATCGGGGTGCCCTTGATGATCTTCCCCTGCTTCGGGGCAGCGGAGCTGCGCGGCGTCTCGCTCGCGTAGCCTGCTTTCCCCTCCTGCCCGGCTGGCGGAGTTCCGGCGCGGATGCCCTTCATCGGCGTGATCTCCTTGGTGTTCTGCTTGGGGGCTGCGCCGGAGGTCGTGACCGCGCGATGCGGTGCGGACGGCATGGCGACGCCGCGAAGAGGCGGAACGTGGCCGTCGGTCTGGTCTGGTTTTGAGTGCTTCTTCATGTGCTTCTCCTTGAAATTAGTTGCCCGTGTTCTTCTCGATCACGAGCTCGTCCTCGAGCGCTTCCTTCGGCAAGCCGTGCGTGTTGTGGATGCAGTACATCACCGTGTTGTCCTCGAGTGCGACGAACTTGTGGAAGCATCCGGCCAGGATCTTGATCCCGGTCGGCGCCACGAAGTCTCCGATAAACTTGTCGTCGCGCCACGCGCGCACTGCGCCGGTCGCGAGCATCGACGTATGGTCGTAGGTGTGCTTGTGCCCTGGCACGCCGTAGCCTTGCTTCTTGAGCTGGATCTGGCGGATGTAGATGCCGTCCGCATCGTCGTAGATCTCCACGAGCTCGGGCTGCTCAGCGACGGGGAGCGCTTCGGACATATCGGGTGCTGCGATCTCAGAACGCATTGCCCACCCCGCGCGTCTTGATGTCGGCGACCAGGTGAACGCGCGGCGTAGCTCCGCGGTTGTGCACCTCATGCTCCTTCGTGTAGTCCACCCACCATACCTCGCCGCTCTTCATGTTCACGCTCTCGTCGCCGCAGATGAACTCCGACTTGTCGTTGCTCGCGAGGACGAGGTGGAACCTGTCGTAGTACGCCGCAGATCCGCCGGTGTCGCTGTGCCGGTCGATCTTTCCGCCGGCCGCCAGCTTGTTGATCATCACGCGCCCAAGCCGCTCGCCCTCGACCTCATGCATCAGGTCGAAGATAACAGGGCGGATTTCGTGCCCCAAGCTGTTCATCGCTGGCTCGTCGAAGCACTCGAACGGATCGGCCTCCGGTACGCGCGTGTCGAGCCAGGGACGCTTGTCCGGGAAGCGAAGGTAGATCGTGTCCACGTCACCGAACTTGGTGTTCGGGTAATTCTTCCAGAACGTGTCGAGTTCGAACAGCTCCGGCTGATCCTTGAGGGCGGCCATGATGCGGCCCGCGGGAGCGTGGAATGGGAGGCGCTTGATGTTCATTAGTCCCTCACTCCGCCCTGCGGGACGTTGAATCGGTTCGCGTCCGGGCGACGCAGAATCAGCTGGCGAAGCTGCTCCTTCTGAGCCGGCGACATGGGACGCTGCGCGGTCATCCCCTGGCTCGTGCGCTCGGGCTGAGCCTCGGGCGCGCGTGGCACCGAGTTCGGGTCATCCTCGTCGTCGAGGCGCTTGATGGCCACCTGCGTTTGCGCGCTGATTCCGCCGCTGGCGAGCTTCGTGGTCGGCTCGACGTGCACGCCGTTCTTCATCTTGCTGCCCTTCGGCAGACCGCCGAGGTTCATGCGGTCGAGCTTCTTCAGGCCGATCTTCTTGGTCGCCTTCGCGTTCATGACGTACTCTCCATTGGAGAGCGCGCCCGGCCTGCCCGCGATGCTCACGGGAATAGAATCACTGGTGCCTGTACCTGGGCCTTTCACACTGCCGCCCTTGAGGTAGTCGTGCGTTCGGCTCGGCGGACGGGGCAGCCGCACACGCCCCCCCTTCTTGTACGCTCCGGACCCCGAGTAGTCCGCGTACACAGTGTTCGCGTCGTTGACGGCGCCGGTGTACACGTTGGGGTCGATGTTCCCCGATCCGACTCCGGAATTCGCCGGACTCGAGAACGACGGGAGCGAGACACCTTTCGAGAGAGAGCCCACCGCGCCGGCGAGCTGCCCGACGCCTGCGGCTTCGTTCGCCAGGATGTCAGACGAGCGCGCCGCGTTCGCGCCGGCAATTCCGGCCGCGCTCGCCGCGCCGTTCTCGGCGCTTACAGCCGTACCCGGAAGGCCCTTACCTACGTCTGCCGCGGCGATTTTGGCGTTCAGCCCATACGCGCGCTCCGCTTCGCGCGCGGTATTCGCCGCGCCCGCGACGGAGCCAGCTTTGGCGATGGAGTTCATGCGCTCCTGCTCCTGCGCATTCCCCGAGTCGGGTCGGATCCCCAACTGGTCGTTCTGAAGCTGACGCGCCTTGTCGGCGTTGTCGTAGGCAGCGCCTACGGTCGAGCCGGCCTCTGCGGCCTTCTGTTCCTGCATCGCAGGAGAGCCAGCCTGCTGAGCGTCGTTGACGAGGCTCGACTCAAGAGGGCGATAGGTGCTCTTGTAGTAATCGAAAAGGTCCTGGGAATTCTTCGTCTGCGCGTCCGAAGCCCGAGCCGCAGCTTCGGAAGCATCGTTCTCCTGAGCAGACGGACCGCCGCTCTTCCCGCCAATAAGTCCCGTCTCCTTGGCGGCGATGAGCGCAGTCGAGCCTGCCGCTACCCACCCGGCAAATCCACGCTGAAACCGAAGGCTCCTTACCATGCGCTCTTTCCCCATCATTTCTTATACGCCAAGGGGCAAAGTGCGGCAAAAACTACGGAGTATTCATTCGAGCAATCAAGGTATTGAGCGTGCGCTCGATGTCGCCCACGCGGGCAATGAGCTGATTCAGTTCCACTGTCGTTGCGACATTGGTCCCGGTCCCGGCCGCGACGTCGATCCCAACCGACGGGCTAGGCACGCCCTTCGTGAGCGCGATCGCTCCCCCGACGCGTCCGGAGAAGATTTCGATGTTCTCCTTCAGGGCCTTGAGGATGGACGGGATTGGCAGCTGCGTGTCGATTCCAGGCTTCTTCATGACCTACCTCAGAAGGCTTCCTCCGACGGGGATCTCACCGAAGTACCACGCCCCGTATTCACCGTGGTCAGCCTGGTGCGAGAGAAGGAGTGCGTTGAACGCCTGATTTACGGTGATCGGAGCTACATTCGATGCCGCCGGCGATGGCGTCCCTGCGTTGAGCCTCGTGATCAGCGCGTTGAGCGCGCGCTCGATGTCCGCAACGCGACGGATAAGTTGAGTCAGCTCCGAGGTCTTGGCTACATTCGTGCCAGTTGCGCTCGCGACGTCGATTCCTACAGACGGAGACTTGAGCCCTTTGGTGGAGGAAATCTTCCCGCCGAGCCGCCCGGTCAAAATATCGACGGTCTCCTTCATGGCTCGAAGCACCACAAGAATAGGGCGCGAAAGGTCGATGTCTTGTTTCCGCACGGCTCATTACTGCTGGTCCATGGCCTTCGCGTTCTCCCCGAGCTGCACAGAGAATACGTCCACGTTGCCGAACACCTCGATTTCGTACATGTCCGACTTGTAGCCGCTGGTCATCTTGTGCACGTTTCGGTCTGTGAAGGAGCGGCCGTAACGCAGCTTGCCGTCCGCGTACACGTTGACGTTGACGAACCTCGTGGCGAGGGTGAGCGGAGAGCCCACCAGCCTGCTGCCGGCGAATGTAATCTCGCCATACGCGTCCCTGCCGATCTGACCACCTTCCTTGTTGGTGCTGAGAATGGTAGCGTTCGTCGCCTGGTTCTGCGCCAGGACAGCTTGCTGAGCAGCGCCAGCCTGCATAGCAGGGTAGTCTGCATCCACGCGGATCGCGCCGTAGTTCAGAGGCTTCTTCTCGAGGAGGATCTTCGACTTCCAGTCGAAGCCTACGTTGTTGTTCGGGTCAGAATCGAACTGCACGATGTCGCCGTTCACGATCAGATAGAGAAGGCCGGTCGTTGGGTCGAGCCATCGCCCGGTCGCGAAGTCAGTGAGTTGCCGAAGTCCGAAGTCTCCAGCCCGGTCAGTGACCAGGCCGGCTCCAGTCTGAACGCCGTTCAAGATGAACTTATTGAACCCGTGATAGAGCCCCTGGTAGATAGCGGCGAAAATTGTGTCGGGGAAGAATGTCGGCTTCCAGTTCTTTGCTAGGACGGTGGAGGACGTGACGATCTCCGCGGTGTCGGAGAGCGCGTTCGCAAGCCCGTTCGGCGAGGCGTACATGACACCCCATCCAACGTCAACGACGCTGCGCTTCGAGAGGCAAGGCTCCGGAACGCGCGCCTTGTTCGGCGCCATGGCGGATGGATTGCTCCCTGTGAACACGTATGGATTGGCGGTCGTGCACACGGCAATAGAGCTGCCGTTCGCGGCCATGCCAACGATGGGGAAGTCCACGCTGTAGCGGTTGCCGATCGGCCACGCGTGCGGCTGGAATGGCTCGGAAATGCACAGCTGGTTGTTGACGAAGCCGGCCATGGAGCCGTTCGGGAGCGCGATCAGACCTTGCATCCCTGACGGAGGCATCGACCAGGTGGTGCTCGGGAGCACCGTGCCGCCGATCAACGTGACGTCGAGCGCCGCGTCGGCGAAGCTCGCGGTAGCGAGCGTGATACCGCTCGCCACAAGCAAGAACGACGAGGTGCCGTCGGTACCGGTGACGGTGCGGTAGAGGTTCTTCGTAGCGATCTGGAATGTACCGCCGCCAGGTTGCGTCACCTGCGGCAGGTTAACGTTCCAGGTCGCGTCCGACTTGCCAGTCCCGAGGACAGGGGCGCTAGGGGCGCCCTCCTCCCCCCACAGACTGACCAGCGTGTACACGTAGGCGCGGGTCTGATTCACCGCAACACCGCCGGTGATAGTGCCGATGGTGGGCGCTGTCGGGACGGGAACGCCGAGGGTGAACGACGCAAGTGGGTAGTTCGTCCCGATCCCCTGGGTCGCGTTGACGTCGTTCGTGACCTTGGGCTCGCTGTCGCCAGTGTAGTAATACCTGTTGAAAGCGTCGTTCGCGAGCTGGCTCTTCACGACGTCAACGTCGGTGATCCAGTGCAGCCAGTAATCGACGCTGAGGTAGTTGATCCTGTACATCGAGATCTTCGTACCGGCTTTGGTCGGCGTGACGACCTTCAGGGCCTTGCGGTAGGGCGAGATCACTCCGTTCGTAGCGCGGCAGCCCTGGGCCTTCTGGCCGAGCTGCTGAGGAAGCAGGTGCGCGTCGAGCGCCGGCTTAATGCCCCCGAAAACGTTGAGCAGGATCCCCATAGGTCACGACTCTATGGGGCTACTCTATCTGCCCGCAGGAACCCACCCTTATTGAGTCGGGTAATGATTGCTGAAACGATACCCGGAGCCCACGTGAATGTGAGGTTACCTGGCGTCGCTCCGTTGACAACGTTCAAACGGAGTTCGAACGCAGGATTGATCGACTGCGCGCTACCTCCGCCGGTTGCAATAATAACAGGGTTCGCAGGGCTCGCCTGGCTCTTAAAGGTGCAAGCAGCAGCCGATGAATTTCCTAGAACAAAACCCCATGCGCGACCACCGGCACCTGCTGGAATCGTAACTCCAACTTGGAGACCACACCCGCTCGAGCTCTGTGTGTCGAAGTCTACGAAGATAGAGACAACCCATTCCTCGTTAGCTGCCATCGGGAATTGAAGATCTGTCTCAGTCTGAGTTGCGTTTGTGCTTGCGACTGAATGATCAGCTGTCAGTCTCTTAACGAAGGACGTCGGAGCTGACTTTGGAATCGCATTCAGCAATACGAAGTTCGTGCCGTCGTACTTGAACATCGCCTCCTTCGGAATCTGACCAGCGAGCAACGCGGCTCCGCCGTTGAGCACGATCGTTGTCGCGCCCAATCCGTTCAGGTTTAGGGTCGGCGCGGCGACCGTGTTCGTGTTCGCCAGGGTGACGTGGTACACGATTCCGGTCACATACCCGCGAAGGACCGGCGAGTAAGTGCCGGTGTAGGTGTCGGTTCCCGAGCCCGTGACCGATACGTTTGCTTCCTGTTGGAACTGCTGTAGAGACTCCCTGATCAGCACGCAGCGCACCGTGTCGCCGTTCGAGTAGGCGAATGCGGTGGATCCGCCAACGCCTCTTCCGCCGGCCGGGATGACGAGGTTGCTCCCCGAGACGCCCGTGCAGATGAAGAACTCGAGCTGGTTCGAGGCGTTGACGATCGCCCCGTAGAGGTAGTCGCCAGCAGCCATTCCTGGGACCGCGGCCACGCTCGCTACCGGAAGCAGCAGGTCGGTAGCGAGGATGTTAGAGGTCAGGGTGGTGACGTAGTTGTTCGCGATTTTTTGGGCCATCCCCTGTTATACAACTTTGTATAGGGTGCGGCAAAAAAAGGCCCGCTCTCGGCGGGCCTTAACGCATTGAACGGCCGGTGGTTCTTCTACTGCGTGCCCCCTGCCCTTGCTTCGAAAATGTCCCTGATCAGCGGCGCGACGTTCTTGATGGCCCGCTCACCGAACAGCACGACGAACACCAGCACGCTGGCCGTCATGAGGAGGCGGCTCTGCATTTCGGTCATGGCCCCGAGGCCGCCGGTCAGCCACAGGTAGTCCATGAACGCTGTCCCGTAGCCGATGATGATGCGCTGCGCCCCGCGCAAGAACAGCATGATCGGCCCGAGTACCGGGATGCCCTTCAGGTCGGAGGCGGTGCCCTCCAGCTCGGCGATGCGGTCCGTGAGCGCCTTGTCGGCGTCCAGGTCGGCCTGGGCATCGTCCTTGGCCCGCTGCGCCGCGACCTGCTCGAGCTGGACCTTGCTGTCCATGACCGCCTTCCTGAACTGTAGGGCGAGATTCGGGTCGGCGTTGATAGCTGACATCGCATCGTCCGACGTCGCCTTGCCGGTGATGGCCTTTGCGATCTTGCATACGTCGTCCGCTACGGCACCTTTGGAAACGTCTCCGCCGATGAACAGATGCGTGATCTCGGGGATTACTGACAGAATTGCGGGAATCAGGGCGAGCATGTCCTATGCCTCCGGGTTTTGAAAGTGCGGCATTTCCTTGAACGGTGCGCTCGGCGCGCCGTACCACTTCAGACCCACGGCCATGCCGTGCTGGCCGATGATCTGCCAAACCGGGTGGTCCTCCCACACCAGTTTGCCGTTTTCGAGGATGGCGAGGTCGTAGGCTTCGGCGCAGGGCTGCGCGGCCTTGTCCATCGCGTTGTGCTTCGACTGTCCGCCCTTCGCGTTCGTGACGATCGGGCCGGGCTTCGAGCGCCCCTGCGCGTACAGCGCGTCCTGCTCGCTCGGGCTGCGGTAGGTGCACGTCAGGAACACGTGCACGCTTCGCTCGCGCAGCTCGTCGTTGTTCGCGAGCGCCGCCATGTGCTTGTAGTACAACTCCCGCACTGCGGGCGAAAGGTCCAATGGATCTCGTGATGCCATGTGCGTCTCCTACGCTTTGTAGCGTCCGTCGATGATGTTGATGAGGGTTCTCTTGCCGTTCTGGTAGAGCAGCCCGTGGGTATGGAGCCACGAGCTCGGGCCGCGGTTGTACGAGAGGCGCAGGCGCGAGCTGGTGCCGACCTGGTACACGCCGTCCTCGATGCCCGGGCTATGGGCGTGCCCGATGAAGGTCTTGACGCCGATCTTCCCGAACGCCTTGCGCGTGCCGCGCGCTCCATTCGGCCCCACGTGCCCGTGGAATCCCATTTCCACCCCGAGCATGAAGAAGCTCTCGTCCTGGTGGAGGAACACGGTGTCCTGGTGCTTGAGCCACTGCTTTCCCCAATACGAGAAGATGTCGAGGGTGCTCGCGCCGCCGGTGCCCATCCTCGAGAGCTGGCACATGGCCACGTAGCTCTGCGCCCAAAAGATCGCGTTCTCTGGGTCCTTCTTCGGGTCGGTGTCGTTCACCCACCGCCACAGGTGGTCGTTCGGGTGGTTGGACGGAACCACCACGTTCTTCGTGTGTGCCGGCGTGTGCTCGTCCATGAAAGTGAAGCACTCCATCAGCTCGCGCGACACGTTGCCGGCGCCCGAGTGGTGCTTCACGTAGTTGATGACCGCCTTGTCGCGGTCGTGGTGGCTGCCGGAGTAGCAGTCGAAAACGTCGTGCCACACCAGAACCTCCGGCTTCAGGCTGTCTATGATGCCGCCATTGCCGAAGGTGGCCTTCACCACCTGCGGGTCCACGAACTTGACGTGCGTGTCGCCCATGACAAGCGCTGCTGCGCGCGGGACGCGCTTGTAGTCGTCTCCGCTGTACTCCCACTCCATGTCCATGAAGCTGCCGTTCCTGATGGCGTTGATCTGGCGCATGTGGAACAGCTCGCCCTCCTGCTCGAGGACGCACGCGCCGAACGTGTGGTGGTGCTCGCCTTTCTTCCCGGCCTTCGTCTGGAGGTAGTTCATCACCGTCACAGCGCCGGTGGTGGTGATGATCTTTGGCAGCTTGTGGCCGGGCGTCGCGACCGTCTTGAGCTCCAGCTTCGGGTGCCCGATGATGGCGCTCCTGCTCCCGCTGATCGTCTCGAACCCCTGGAGCGGGCTGCTCGCTGTCGGCTGCGTCTTGATGTCGCCGAGCACGACGAGGTGCCGGTTGATCTCCCATCGCTGGTCGAGGATGTACGGAGCCAGCTCGGGCGCCCACCAGTCGTCGCTATTCGCCTTCTTCGACCAGATCGCCGTCGGGTTCTTGTACCGGTACGGGATGACGACGAGCTGCGCGTTCTTGTGCTTGCAGTAGGTCAGCAGCGACGCGAAGAACGCCTTGTTGATCGGGGTCGCGTTCTGCGCCGAGGTGATGACGTAGCGCTTGACGTCCCTCTTGTCGAACTTCAGCTTGCGGTGCAGCTTTTTCACCGTGGCGGTGTCGATGCCCTTCGCCTCGGCAGACTCGACTCCGACAGGGTTGTGCCCGTTCCAGCAGTACGTCCCGTTTCTTTTGTGCCCGCAACTCCAGCGCTGCTCTCCAGCTCTGCCGGTGCCGCGCTTCACGACGGGTTTCCCACACTTGGGACAGCTAGGCACGCTTCCCACCCTTGGCTTTCCAAACCGTGACACGGCCGTTCAGATCCATCGAGTAGAAAGGCCCCGCGGTGTTCTCGTCGATCTTCGAGGCGGCCACGACCGCCTCCAGTGGGCTCAAGCCGAGGAACTTCATCGCGTACATCGCGACATCGCGCCCCGAGCCGATCGCCATGAATTTGTCCTTCAGAGGGAAGCGGAATAGCGCCTGGTCCAGCAGGAACATGCCTTTCGCAGTCAGCTCGAGCACCACGAAGTCCTCGCCCTCCTTCTTGGAGAACGCAGGTTCGTCCGTTGGCGTAGCGCCGCGCGAGAGCCACTTGATCACCTTGCTGGATCCTGTGCCACCGGCCTCGCCGTAGATGGACTCGCCGAAGTGGTGCAGCTTGTTCGACAGGAAGGCGAAGCTCCCGTCGTCTGAGGAGCATTTCGAGTCGGCCGCGATCTCGCGTCCGTTGCAGGCGACAGTAGTCATCGGTTGAGATTATGCATCATTGCATAACCCACCGTAAAGGGGGAAATGCTAATGCCGGATTACTGCTTGAACGCCGTGGTACGCAGCCGTGCCGGCCGCGGAGACCAGGGTGACCCATTTCGCGACGGCGCCGACGATCTTGAAGCTGCGCACCATGGCGTGAATGTCCAGCGTCAGCTCGGTGTTCTTCTTGACCTCGGCTTTGAGCTCTTCGAACTCGGTGCGGGTCACCGGCGCCCCGCCTGCTCGCCTTTCTTCCATGACAACCTCCCTACCACCGAGCTACGCCGTGCGCGCGGTTGCGCAGGGCTGCCCGGGTGAATGATTTCGAGGACTCGACGCGGGCAACTGCGATCCCGTCGTCGAACAGCTTCTTGTGCGCGAGAGCGGCGTTGCCGTTGCTCCACGGCTGGCCAGTGATCATCTGCATGCGCGAGATCGCGCCGTGGCTGATCACCTCCAGGTAGCGCTCGAACGACCAATCCGGCACGCCAGCTGTCTGCGCCCTGGTCGGCTTTTGGGCGATGTAGAAAAAGAGCGCATTGACGTTCCCTACGGGAACCGACGCCACGCTAGGAATAGGGAGCAGAAGTACCGTGTAGTCTCCCCTTCCGATGAACCTACATGGCCTCGTGCCTGTTTGGGTGAGCCAGAGCGGGTAGTCACGGAAAGCGTCCGCGCGCGTGATCGGGTGGATTTCCATGTTGTTGTACACGCCGTAGAGGACCTTCGCGATGGCGAAATTCGGGTCTACAGAGGTGAGCTGATACGCCTGCGTGTTCGCGATCAGCGCGAGAGGTGCTGACTGGTGAATGTCCACCCACGAGCGGTCGAAGAACTCGATCGCTGCGTCGCGAATCGCGTTGATGACCTGAAGCTCTGGCGCGCCCTGGACGTGCGGCATGACCTCCGGCAGGAACGCCTGGTAAGTGACGTTGGCCATTAGTAGGAGTCCGCGCTACCGATCGCTTGCGCCTGGCTCGCGGTCGGGTTGACTGGTGGAACGACCTTGGGCGAGGATCCCGCGCGCGATGGCGCGTCGCTGTCCGTCGTCGTCTTGGTCTTGGCGGACACGCCGAGGCTCGCGTTGAACGCCTCGAGGAAGAGGACCGCCCGCGGCGAGCTCACGAACTCGTCATCGCGCGACTCCGCGCGCCAGACCATGTAGTCCTCGATCACCGGCTTGTACACGTCGGCGATCGGGATCTGATCCGTCGTGATCGCCAGAGCCGTTGGACTCTTCGCCCATTGGCCGGTGAGGATTGTGGCCCCGGGCGCCTGCGGGTACACGTAGAAGGCCACCGGGTCGCGCGGATGGCGCATCCAGTTCTGCGAGACGTCGGCGGTGTCGAGGTGCCAGTTGACGTTGAAGGAGTCGAAGTCGTCCGGGTCGGCTTCCTTCACCGCCCTGCCCCCCTTGACGCGGACGATCTGCATCAGGCGGATAGCGCCGGAGGGGAGCTTCTGGAACGTTTCGCCAGCGGTGAGAGGGATGTCGCCGAAGAACGAGAAAAGGTCTGGCCGGCGGAGCGCGACCTCGTAGAGGGCGTCGTTCGCGTAGTCGATCAGGTCGGCGTCGGCGTAGCGCAGCGCGGTGACGTCGGTGTCCTGGAGGACGCCCCGCACGCCGGTCAAAAGCTGGCCTAGCGTGACAGCCATGGCCGCTTACCCCGCTTGCTTTTGGGCGAGGCCCTTGAGGTAGTTTCGGACCTGCACTTCGTCGTGCGTCGGGTCCAGCTTGACGTTCGCCTGCTTCGCGAAGGACTCGAGGCCCTTCATGTCGAGCTCGTCGAGGAACGCGAGCGGGTCCGCGTTCTTCTCCTCTTCGGCTACGGCTGGCGCCGAGGCGTCGGCGACGACCTGCGCGAGCAGAGCGCGGGACGCGTCGTCGTAGGGCTCGTAGGCCGAGTCGATCGCGAGCAACGTGCGGGCGTCGCCCTCGTCGGCCACGTCGGCGACGTGCTTGCTTGACGTCGCTGTCGGCTGGAAGTTGTACTCCCGGTAGTCAGGCTTCCCGGGGTAGGAGAACGTAACGAGCGACCCGCCGGGCCGCTCGTACTTGCATCGGATCAACATGCCAGACTCCTGTCAGGCGACGCTGCTTACGCGCCGAAAACTTGGTTGCGGTAGCGCGCGGTGAGGCCCACGACGATGGAAATGCAGGTCCAGGTCAGGCCGTTGTCGGCCGTGGTCTGCGCGGTCGTGGTGTTCCACTCCGGCTGCGACGCGATCGGCGAGCTGACTGTGCCGCCGCCGCCCGTGACCTTGAACATGGAGCCGTTGGCCAGGGTGATGGTGTCGCCGGTCTGGTACACGGTGCTCGGCTGCCAGGCGCCCTTCAGGGCTCCCGAGGCGGTCGGTGTGGTTGCCGTTGCCGGGCCGGTTTGCGCCAGGACCAGGAGGAATCGGTCGTAGGGCTTCGAGGTCAGGCGCGGTGTGTCCACGCCGGTCGGGCGGAACTCGCCGCCGGCCTTCGACTGCGCGCCGGTCGTCGCCAGAAGGACCGGTCCGAGAAGTGCCGTTCCGGCTGCGTTCGCGATGCCCACCTGGAGCACGGCGGTAGGAGCCGCGTTCGAGTCCAGCGAGTCCAGGTCGAGGATCAGGTCCTCGAGCACCGTGTTCGCCGGCAGCTTGACCATCTGGAAGGTGTCGTTCAGCACCAGGGCGCCCACGAGGGCGATAGGCGCGCGAACCGACACTGCTTGACCGGCCTGTGAAAGGCTGACCGGCGGACGTGCCCCTTGGGATTGGGGGCTCTTGTAGGCTGTGGACATGTTGCTTTCTCCTGAAAAATGGTCTCGTCGTCGCTACGGCTCGGATTACGGAGCCACCGCGGCCACGTCGTTCGCGATCACGCCGAAGTCGTTCTGGCCGTTCGCGGTCGTGAACGTGCACTTCTTGATGCCGAAGATCGTGTTGGTGCTGATCACGATTTCGTTCCCGTTGTCACGGGTCTCCTCGTGCCAGTCGAACCGCAGGCCGGTGCCCGGCGAGCCGAAGGCGCACACTGCCGCCTGCGAGCCGAGGAAGAGGCCACGCACGGCGGAGACGTTTGCGCCCGCGCCGTAGTTGTTGAACTGGATGAGCGCCTTGTGGCTCTGGAGCACGACGTTGTTGTACATGCCCAGGGCGCCGTTGAAGATCGGGTTCTTGCGACCCTCGGCAGCAGCCGCAGCCTTCTGGATGTCGAGCCACTGGCCGGCGGAGCTGTTCGTCCGCAGGTCGAACTCCATCCAGGGGTTCATCAGGTAGACGAAGTGGTCCTCGCCGTCGATCTTGATCGGCTGGATCTGCGGGATCTGCGTGGTGCCCCCGCCCATCATGTAGGCAGTTGCGAGCAGCCGGTCGATGACCGTCAGGTTCAGCTTGTCGGCCGCGACCATCGCGTTCGCCGCGGTTGGTGCGCCGGCGGCGTTGTACTGTTTCAGGTGGTTCGTGTCGGGCGACGTCAGCGGGTTGTTTGCGAACCCGGTGTAGGTCGTCGCGAACACGTAGTCGGTGTTGACTCCGCGCGCGCCCGAGAGGTACATGAAAAACAGTTCGTCGAACACCCGCGCCCACCAGTCGGCCTGGCGCTTCTTGCTGATCTGCCGGATGTCGTGGAGCGTGCGCTTGCGCGTCATACGGCCACCGCCGTTGACACCGCCGCGCATTTGGTCCACGTACACGTTGTCCGTGTAGAACTTCAGGTCCTCTTCGAGACCTTCGAGGGTGTTGTCGCCCTCGACTGGCTGCATCGCCAGCTGCATGTTCAGGTCGTACACGATCTGCTCGCCAGCGTCCGACTCGAGGTCGGTGAGCATGTGGACAGGCGCCGACGCGTCCGCGCCGTAGCCCATCATCTTCTTGTTGAAGTAGCTGGTGCGGCCGATGTCCACGGCGAGCGCCGCGGAATACTTCTTGACCGCTTTCGGATCGTTGAGGCCGACGATTGTCTTTGACACGGGTGCGTCTCCTTGAATTTTCCAAGGTGGTCGCACTCATGCGCTTCCGATCCTTGCTGCGTGGCGCCCTTTCGAGAGCGCCGGTTACCATTGAAGCCTACCCTAACGGGCAGAGTTCCCTAAATCTTGCTGCGGTCCTGCTTGTTCGGCGGAGTCAGCTTCACGCTATGCGGCGCCGTCACTACGATTCGAGCTCCAGAACCCCCACGCTTTTTCCCGAGCGCGATGTGAATCTCGCACCCTTCGGAAGATGGCGGGACCGTCGCGACGACGGCCTCGCCAACCTTCAGGTCGCAGGACATGCCCATGGCACTATTGCGCCAGGTACCGCGCGCGCTGATCTGCTGTCAGGCGCGCGATGGCATTTTCGTACTCCATGCCCTCGAGCTCGTCGATCTTCGCGAACTCGTTCTTCGTGTCGATGTTGTCCGCAGCCGCCGGCTTGCCAGCCAGCGTCTCGGGAAGATCCACGCTCGCGATCTGCGGCGCGGGCTTGCCGGGCTTCGCCTCGGTCGCGTTTGCCACTGGCGCTCCGATGCCGAACAGCTTGCGCACTTCGCGGCCGGCGGCGTTCAAGAACTGCATGTCGCCGTAGTCCTTGAACTGCGGGTCGGAGTACATCGTCTCGAGCTGCGCCTGCATTGCGGCCCACACGCGCGGGTCATCGCGGATGATCTCGTTCCCTGGCGTCCTGAAGAACGATTCCTGGCGCGCGGCCCACGCTGCCTCCTCGTTCGCCACGGTGTTCTGCTGAGCCATGTCGCTCTGGAGTTTCGAGCGCGACAGCTTGTCGTTCTCGATCATGAACTCCGCGGTCTTGACCTCGCCGTCCTCGAAGCGCTTGGCGAGCGCAGCTTGCGCTGCGGCGTGCTCTTCGTCGGTGACCGTCTTGGCGCTCACCTTCGCGAGCGTGGGGTTCGGGTCCTGTGCATCCGGAATCCCGTCGTCGGCGCCTTGCGCCGGCGCAACAGCAGCGGGCTTCGCAGCCTCTCCTGGTTTCGCCGCAGCGGCGGCTTCGGCGGCCTTTGCAGCGTCCGCAGCCTTCGCGGCCTCTGCCGCCTTCGCTGCGTCCGCCGCTTTCGCCGCCTCCGCGGCTTCGGCCGTCTCTTTCGCGCGCGCTGCTTCAGCAGCAGCTTTCAGGTCCGTGTCTACGAACTCGGACGGCCCTTTGTCGTCCAGCTCGGCGCCGATCGCTTCGCGCTCGGCCGGGCTCATCATAGCGAGTTCCGCCTCGGTGTAACCGGCCGGTGCCTCGACAACGGTTTCGTTCTCTTCTTCCTGCGCAGCTTTCGCCGCGGCTCCTGTCGCGCTCATGTGCTTGTCCTCATGGTCAATAATCGTCCTCGATTAAACGAAGAACCAGGGCTACCAGTTCGTCATCGTCAAGTTCCATTGATACAGGATCATCCAAAGTGACGGAAATCCCAGGGAACTCGACCTGCACGCGCCCCGGCGCGATGTGCCGCACGACGCCAGAGGGCAAAAACTCGCGCTTTTTGCGCTGTTTCTTGCGCTTTCCAGGCGTCCCGCCGCCAGTTGGCCCGGGCGGCAGCTGAAACACCGACGGTGGCGGCGTGACGTCGATCGGGAGCGCGCCGTCGCCCTGCGGGCTGAAATAGCGCGGCCCGTAGTAGAACTCGGCGAAAAACCGGTGGCCGAAGTAGCCGCCACCGGTCGCATCCTGGCCGACGCCGCCGAAGTAGCGCGGCCCGTAGTAGACCGCGCCGAAAAAGGCGCGCCCGAACACGTTACGTCACGTCTGTAGTGACCGCGGAGCGGTTTCCGCTAGCGTCCACGGTCGCGGTGATGCGGTTCTTCGTGTCCGCGAGGTCGCGGAAGTGGACCGTGGTGGTCGCCATGCCGTCAGCCTTACCGGCGAGGGCGGAATTCCACAGGCGCGCGGCCTGACGCGCGGTGAACGTGCCATCCACCACCTCGTCCCAAACGGCGTGGACCGCTCCGACGGTGAGCGCCATGGCATCGCCGGTCGCAGCCGGTGCCGCAGGCAGATTCGTGGTCTTGGAGTTGATTGCCGCGATGTCCGCCGCCAGCGAGGCGCCAGCCGGCGCTCCGAGACGGGTGTAGATAGCGCCCGCGCCCGTGTTCACGTCCGTCAGAATGGTGCCCGTGTCGGACTTGATCGCCGCGATGTCTGCGGAGACCGAAGCTCCCGCCGGCGCGCCCAGGCGAACGAAGGCATCGCCGGTGATGAAGTCGGTAAGGCGCTTGCCGATGCTGCCTGCGGTCGTCAGCGCGCTGGTCAGCGCGTCCCAAATGGCTTGGACACCGGCACCAGACAGAGCGTAGCCGGTCTTGTCGTTGTTCGTCCCTACCGTGACCGCTCCTCCCGAAAGCGTAATCGACGCGGACGCCAGGCGAGAGCTCACCGTGGCGTTGAGGTTGTTGCCGACGATGTTTCCTGCCGAGCCAGCACCGTATGCTCCAGGGAGCGCGGTCAACCATGGGTCGCCAGCGGACCCGGCGCCGTTCAGCGCCGCGCCGGTCGTCCCTGCGGTCAGGTGACCCGAGAGAACAGCGTCCCAAACGGCGTTGGTCACTGCCGCGGACGTGAGGTCGTTGAAGCCGGTGATGTTCGTGGTCTTGGCCAGCACCAGCGGGGTCGAGGTGGCGTTGAAGTCCTGCCCCGAGCCTGCCTTCACGAGGGTCAGGCCGTTCCCGTTGCCGCTCCCGTTGACCTTCATCCCGTCGTTGCCGGACACCGTGGTCGTGCCGCCCGCGGTGATGTTCGCACCCTCGGCAGCTCCGTTCGTGGTCGCCGCGCCGGCGCCGCCGGTCGCTTTGATCGCCGCGGCAGCGGTACCGCCGCCCGTGGTTGAGGCTGCTCCGCCAGCCAGCGTCAGCGCCGCGGTCGCTGCCGCAGCTCCAGCTGCGGCCGTGCCGTTGATGGTGACCGCCGCGTTCGTTCCGGCGATGAACACCCCGCCGGCTGCGCCCGGGGTCGCGTTCGGCAGCGCCGTGAGGCCCGCGCGCACGCTGTCCGAGAGGTCAACTGCGTGCTCGGCGCTCGCGTTGCCGTAGGTCTCGATGATGAACATCTGGTCCTCGACCGCCTTCGTCGCGGAATCGACCACCGTGATCATGACCTGTGCGGCCTGCATTTCGGTCGCGGTAAGGCTGAAGTCCCACATCGCGCCATTACCCATAGTAATAGCGGTCGGCAGGTTGGTGACGTTCGCAGCGGCGCCGCCGTCCTTGGAGATCTTCACGTCGCCAGCGGCCGGCGTCCAGTCCGCGCTCACGGCGAAGTCCACCACCGCGCGCTTGATGACCGGTACATAGATATGGCGTGCGACGCCGTATTTGGAAAGGAACATGTCAGTGCCTCATGTGCGAAAGGACGCCGCGACACACGCCGCGAACGTTGCGCTCGAGCTCCGGGTACGTGATGGTGGGACCGCCGCCCGAGCCGGCTTCCTTGTACGTGGCAATGAACGCGATGGAGTCGGTAACGCTTCCGGTAACGGTGATGCTCGTTGCCGTAGTGAGCGTGGACGTCACCAGGCGAGTGCCCATGGCGCCCGTCATGAAGTTAGCTCCGTCCTGCTGCTCGCGCTGGAGCGTGAACGTGTTGCCGAACGTGTGCACGATCGTTCCGCTGGAATCCTCGCAGCTGAAACCGATCAGAAGCTCGTTGGTGACCGTGGTCGTGATGCTCGGCGACGTGTACGGACTCGTCGAGTCCACGTTGCCGCCGCTTTGGTCCAGCGGAGCTGTCGTGTCCGCGCCGGTGATCTCGACACCGAAGATCGTCGCGTAGGTGGCGGAGCTAAGGTTGATGGTCTGCGTGTGGCTCGCCCCGCCCGTCCCGTTGATCTTCTGGTCCTGCCTGCCGTCGGAGCCCGCTCCCGATGTCTGCGTCGTCCCGATCTGCGCGTAGGTGTTCCCTTTGGCGTCGCTCCAGCTCGAGAACTTGCCGGTGCCGAAGGCACCGCCCAACCAGAACGTGCTTCCGCTAACCTGAGTCGTGACTCCGGGAGTCGTTACGAAAGTAGCGGAGCCAGTCGAGGCAGTTGCCGTCGAGCCGATCGCGATGGCCATGTCACACCAGCGTCAGCGTGCCGCTCGCGATCTGGAGCGGTTGCGGATTGTCGAAACGAACCTTGAACAGAGCACCCTGCGGAACGAACGGCGTGCCGTCGCCCGTCTGTACGGACGCCTTGAAGAACCAGTTGCGCGTCGGGTTCCCGGCCTTGTCGAACAGGCCGGGGCCGATCCCCGCCGCGCCGAATTGGTCGAAGGTGGCTCCGCCGTCGCGGCTGATCCACTGCGAGAACACGAAAGTCGCGTTCGCCGGGAACGCGGAGAACGTGACCTGGAGCCCGAGCTCGCTGAAGGCGACCGGAGCCTGGCGCGCAGGGGTCTCGAAGCTCCCGACGGGGATGCTGGTCTGCGGGATCTGGAAGGAGTTGGCGGCCATTACTTCTTCTCCGCAGGCTTCCCATCGCCTTCGTGGTTCACCTCGAACTCGATGTTGCCGGTCTGCTTGTTCTTCACGATCTTGCCCGTGCGGCGCCCGCTACCGCCCTGCGGATGGACGTGCACGGCGATGTTGAGCGGCTGGCCCGAGGCGCCCGTCTGCTCTTTCGATGCCTGCTCCTGCTTCGCCTGCTGGTCCTTCAGCTCCTTGGCGTGCTTGTCCTGGAGAGCCTTGCTCTCCTTGTCGGCCTTATCCTTCGCCGCCGTCTCGTCCTTCACGCGCTTTTCCTCCGATGCCTGCTTTTCCTTAGCCTGCTTGTCGGCGAGCGCCGCCTGGTCCTTGCGCGCTGCCTCGTCCTGTTGGCGCTGCTTCTCCGCGTCCTTCGTCGTGCGGTCGCGCTCGCCCTTGTGGAAGTCAACCTGCGACTGGAGGGCCGCGAGCTGGTCGGCGGTCTCGCCGGCGGCAGCCGTCGCCTCGATGTTCGCGCCGGCTTGGATGCGCGCGACCTCGATCTCGGAGGCGCCCTTGTCGGCTGCGCCCTTCGTCTCCGCTGCCGCCTTGATCTCGGCGACCTTGATCTCGGTCTCGGCCTTCTTGTCGATCTCGTAGCGCCGGTTCTGAATTTCCTGACGGTTCTTGTTGATCTCCTCGTTGAGGGTGGCCTGGTCGATGCGCGCCTTGTCCTCGACCGCGCGCAGCTTCGCTTCCATTTCGCCTCGGACCTTGCCGTCCACGCCCAGGGTCGGGATCTCCGCGCGGATGCGCTCGGCCTCCGCCGTCGTCTTGTCGATCTTCGATTGCTTCTCTGCGAACTCGAGCTGGATGGCCTTCTGCGCGACGGCCGCTTTCTGCTGGTCGGCCTGCGCCTGCTCCGTCGCGCGCTGCTTGTCGGCTGGCGTCATCTGCTCGGGCGGTGGCATTTCGCCGTTGATCTTGCGGATGCGCGCGACCAGCTCGTTCTTGCCCGGGAAGTCGGACAGGTCCACCACCGCGTCGAGCAGCTTGATGGAGATCTGTGGGTCCATCTTCGACACGGCGTCCATGAGCGATTCGTACATGGCCTGCTTCATCGTGTCGCGGAAGTCCTGCTCCGAGACGATGTAGTCCATCTGCGTCGCCGTGATGTCGTTGAGGCCGCCCTCCTGGTTGATGTCGTGCCACTGGATCGCGCCGCGGTCGCCCGTGATGCGGATCGCCATCGGCTGATCAATGAACTGCTCGGCAACGGACAAAAGGATCTCGCCAGCGTGCTGCCGCGCCTGGCGGATGTTGTCGAACAGCTCGGCCGAGACGACCGAGCCCTGCGTCTGCTTGGCCAGCACCGCGCGGCCCGAGATCGCATTGGTGTCGCGCCCAAGATTCTCGGACGTGACCCCTGAAATTTCCTGAATGTGCAGCCCGTCGTGCTCGACCAGCTTGACCTGCTCTTCGGCGAGCGCAGTCTCCGTGTGGATGTCGAAGCGCGCCTTCGGCGTGTCGAGAAGCAGCTGAGCATCCGGCCGTGCCACTTCATCGCGCATGGATTCCCAATCCTGGACCGCGTTGCGGTCGGCGATAATGCGGGTCGAGGACAGCAGGAACAGCGCCTTCGAGTAGCGCTTGTTCAAATCCTCCTGCGGGTCGCGGCAGTTGCGCACCACGCCGTATGGCTCGTGGAACTTGCCCTTGCGGTACGCCCAAAGCGGGATGAACGGGAACCGGTTGTGGTGGTACGGCGAGCACATGTTCTGCAACAGCGTGTTCTCGCAGAACACCGCGCAGTAGACCTGCATGACCACAGCGTCGTAGACCGAGGCGACGCCGTCGCTGATCTCGTTGTTCAGCTCGAACATCATCCGCTGGTTCTTCAGGTTCACGATGCGGCCGTGGTGCCTGCCGCCGCTCACCTTCTGCCCCTTCGTCGGGAGTCGGTACCAGCATTCGACCAGGCGGACGCGCTCGCGCCGGTTGTTGACCTGCGTGCTCACGAAATCGGTGTAGCTCGGGATGCCGAGAGCGTTCCCGTGCCGGTCGCGGTGCGAGAAGCGCTGCCCGAGGTAGAACTCGTCGTCGTCGTTGGTCGTGAGGTCCGTACTCACGCTCGTCGCGCAGGTCTTGAGCTCCATCGCGCGGTTCGGGAACATCGCTTGCCCGATGTCGAGGTCGATCCACTTTGACCGGAACACGTAGCGCCAGTCGGAGGTGTCCTTCTTCGTGCCCAGGGCGTCGTACCACATGTTCCGCCACGACTCCTGGCCGAGGTAGATCGGCATTTCCTGGTTGTCGCCGCGGACTCCGACCTCGATCCAGCCCAGGCCGGAGATAAACGCCTCGCGTGAGGCGTCGGAGAAGGCGAATTGACCCTTGGAGACGTCGTTGATGTACTTCATGACGTCTTTCTTCATCTGCGCGCTTGCTTCCTGCCCCTTCTTGCGCGGCAGCACGTTGAAATCGACGCGCGTGCGCCGCTCCGTGCCGATCAGCCAGTCGATGACGGGCTTGGTCTTGTTGAAAACGAGCGCGGCCTGCCCTACGTCCTCGAGTGCGCGCCTGTCCTCCGCGGTGAACTGGTCGCCGTGGTAGAAGCACTCGTCAATGTCCATATCCAGGCGCACGAGGGACTGCGCCTCGCGTGCTTGGACCCACCACTCCAGGATCTTGCGGAAGATCTCCTGGTTCTGCTCCGACTCCATCGGGTTCTTGGCCGGCCCGGTGTTCGAAGTGCGCTCGGCGATGAGCGGCTTCGCGGTCTTGGACCAGTCGGGATAGCGAGTGCGGGTAGCGGACGACATTTCCGCTCCTAGTGCAGCGTGATCAGGCGCTTGCCGTGGTCAAACTCGGCTTGGAGAGGCGCGCCCAGGCGCTCGAGCTCGGCTTCGGAGGGCTCGGGGGCCATCTTCACCAGGTCCTCAAGGCACTCGAGGATCACGTCGGCGATGTTCTTGGCCGCCTGGCGCTCGTTGTGCATGCCGAAGTGGTCCGCGATGCGCGCAGACTGCGCGACAAGGAACGGGATCTCGGCGTACTTCCACGCGGCCGACAGGCAGATGACGAACGCGGACTTCGTTCCGAGGTGCTGGCGCAGCAGGCACATGGCAGGCTCGCCATTCACCCACTGGAAGGAGACGATGAAGCCCTTGAGTTGCCGCGTTTTCGCGATGAATTTGCGGCTGAGCATCCCCTATTGAACCTCGCGCGGCCAATGTGCCCTAAACCGTTCGCCAGTTCCGCCGGGACGGGAGACCGGAGCGCTGCGCCGGTTGGTAGGCGGCGATCTGCATCCCGGTCAGCACGAAGTAGCGCATGCAGTCCATCAGGTGATCGCGCTTCTTGACAATCAGCCCCTTCTCGTCGCGGTGGTACAGCGGGAACTCCTGCTGCCAGTTCGGGCACGCCTTGCGGAACACCTTGATACGTCCAGTCGAGAGCCGGCTCCAGGTCTCGTGGATGCCGGCGTCCACCGCGTTGTTGGCGTTCACGAGGTTCATGCCCTCGCCCTGGTAGACGGTCATCAGCTGCTCGCCGTCCTTCTGGCTCCGGCCGTTCGCGCTCGGGTCGATGCAGCCCGGGATCCACACCCCGCGCGCCTTGACCGCGCTCGCGTGCAGCGGCGGCTCCTTCTGGCCCTCGTAATACTCGGAGTAGAAGTAGATCGTGTCCGACTCCTGGTCGATCGCGCCCCACAGCGCCGCGGTTTTCTTCCAGCCAACGTCGAAGGCGAACGCCTTGCGCCAGGCGCGCGGGACCGGGAAGTCGTCCACCAGGACCTCGTCCATGATGACCGGGAAGATGCGGCCCGACCCGATCACCGGGATGCCCTTCGAGCGCGCGTCGCGCTCCGCCGGCGTGTATGACTTCCACATTTCGTCCTTCATACGCTCGGTCAGGTGCGGCACGTCGTCCCACGTGATGCCGAGAAGGAACTTGTGGTCAGGCAGCGGCTTCTCCATGAACGCGAAGATGACATCCCCGATGCCGCGAAGTGGCGTGAACGTGCACATGATCATGCCGTTCACCGTCATGGTCCGAGTCAAGCACTCCGAGTAGATGTCCTGCGGCGGCTCTTCGTCCAACCAGATCAAGTCCTGCTCTGTGCCCTGGAAGGACTCGCGCTTCTGGTCGTAGGACTTGAAGGTCAGGTACGAGAGACCCCCGGAGACGTGGCGCACGACCACCTGGTCAACGGCCTCCGCGACGTTCCGCTTGGGCGTGTACCGGACAATGTGCTCCGCGCGAATGAGCCCGGTACCGAAGCTGCCCCACTCGCCAAGGAGCTTCTTCTGCAAGATGTCGCGCACGGTTAGGGATGTGTCGCCCGCGCACCACGCCTTGATCGGGCGCTTGAACACGCGCCCGGGCCACCACTTCGGGTAGACGCCGGTCAGGTGGCACGCGGTCTCGTAGCCGCCGATGCCCTCGGTCTTGCCGACGCGGTTGGCCGCCATGGCCATGCGCTCGAGCTTCGAGGTGCCAGCGGTGAAGAACTCCAGCGACTTCGGGTAGAGCTCCCGGCGCAGCGGTCCCTCGTCCGGGTAGTACCAGTCGATGCGGTTGGTCTTGCGGCGCCGGATGGCCTCCTGCAAAAACAGGGCCTCCTGCGCCTTCGGCGAAAGGTCTGCGATCAGGCTCATGTCAGTGGAGGAGCGGGTCCTCGTCGAGCTCGCCGAAGAGCGGGACCGGATCGTTTGCGTCGGTGTCGAGCCAGGAGATCACCCCGCACTCGCTCGGGTGCTGGTTGCAGCTCTTCCCGAGCTCGAGCAGGTCGCTGAAGCTGTTGCAGGTCTCCCCGCACTGGTCGCACTTGCAGGGGAATTTCATCAGCCCTGCCCCAGGCTCAAGGCGAGCGTTGTCGGCTTGTGGAGGATCGCGTCGCGCGCGCCGCTCATGGAAATCATCTTTCCGTATAGCGGCGAGCACAGCCGCCCGGCGACGGCGTTCAGGAACCTCGCGCGGGCGTTGCGATCTATGTTCCGCCTGCAAAACGCCTGATACTCGGCGCGGTGCGCTGGAATCTCTTCGGCGAGACGGAAATTCGGGTCCGCGATGTAGCGGCGCCACCAGATAGTCGGCTCCCCGCGCTGGCGCCATCCGTGCACTTTCTCGTGAGCCATCAGGTCGAGCGAAATATCCGCGTCCTCGGGGTTGTAGATCGTGTCGTCCCAAGCGAAGATGACCGGCTGCCCGGCAACGTGGAACTCGGCGTCGATCTCCTTCCACAGTGGGGGCCTGGCGATGACGATCTTCATCAGCGGTCCAGGAAGGTGATCCAATAGCCGTGGCTGAGCAGGTCGTGCCGGTTGACCTGGCCACTGTCGTTTTCGACAAGCGCCTCGCCATTGAAAATGGCGAGGCACACTCCTTCGTAGCCCCACGAGCTCGACTGGATCTTGCACGGGCGCGGGAATGGAATGGCGTTCATTCGTCGGCCCCGTCCATGCGGCGTCCGGTGTTCATATCAGGTAGATCGGAGCGAGGACACCGAAGCAGGTGAACGCAGCCCCGGTCCAGTCCTGCTCCGCGCCCTTGGGGTCGGGGCCTGCGTTCCAGAGGAAGTAGCCGATGAACATCGGCACCGGAAGCCAGAACCACGCGCCGTAGGCGACCATGACCGCGGCGGTGACGCCCTGGCACCCGACGGCCGCGACGTGCCCGGCAGTCTCCTTCGTGTTCGGGTCCCGGACCGGAGCCGTGTACGGCGTCTCGAGTACGGGGTGGTCCTGGAAGCCCGGATGCATCGTGTCGTTCGCCGCGCGCGCGGGCAGCACGAAGAGCAGCAGAGCTACGACGAGGCTAGTGCAAAGAGCCCTCATGTGTTTCTCCTTGTTGTTGTTTTTCTGCGGAGACTTTCTCGGGCAGCGCGAACACGCCGTCCGGTCCCGGGATGAGGTCGATGGACGCCCGCTCGTCGATGAGCCGCTTGATGCGGTTGTCCAGCTCCTCGTTGGTGAGGCCCTTCAGCTCGTGCTCGATGGTGATGCGCTTCTCGTCGGTGAACATGGCGTGCCGGCGGCCCAGGAGCTCGAGGGCCTTGTTCGCGCCCTGCGCGTTGAACTCCCACTCCCCTGTCGGCATGTTCTCGACCTTACCGGTCTCGGGATTCAGGCGCCGCTCGAACACAGGCTCCTTCTGCATGCACCGCTCGACCACCTCGACCAGGCGCTCCTCGACGTACTTGGCGCTTGAGACCGCGCGCCGGGACAGCTCGGCGAGCCGCGTGTCGATCGCCGTGGCGATCTCCGGGACGCGGAGCATGCGCGCCCCGACCGTGCTGGCGGTCTCCTCGCTCCAGGTGCCGACGCGCCGCACTGCCGCCGCGGCGTCGAGGTCAACGGTGTACTCCTCGACGAAGCGCAGCTCCTTGTCCGTGAGGACCCGCTGAAATCCGGTGGTCAGGTCGCCGGGTTTAGGCACGCGGAACCCCTCCGGAAAAAAGCCGCCGGAAAAAAGAGACGACCCGCCGAAAAAAAATCCCGCGTGGGACTGACACCCCATCGTGGGGTACCCGGAGAGATTTTCCCTTCAGACCCCTAGCCCCCACCCCCCACCCACCCCGCCCTCGCTCTTGACCGCGCGCGCGCTCGGGCAGTAGGAAACCTGCGAGCCGGAGCTGCGTGCGTGCCTCGGGCTGTCGAGTTGTAGATTTCGATGTCGGCATACGTTTCAACAAGTCTTTCGGCAAGGCTCTCCCGGCACCGCGCGCAAGTCGTTGACCTGCATCGCGTGTTGTAGAAATACACATTTCTACAACTTGAGGCCGAATAGTCACTTTTGCACCACTTTGGGGCATCCAGAACACGCTAGGCGCCTCGATCCCACCTCGGTTGATACCCCGGCACGAGGCACCTATGCATAGAAGTCGCACATCCAGACGCACGCGGAGGCGAGGCAGGAGCGACCTAAAACCGTCAGTTTCATAGGCCGAGCGTGGCAGAGTTGGCAGGGTGACGCAATTTATTTCAATCCACTATTGCATTTCTACAAGTCATTGGTATATCATTTTCGCATAGGCCGAGCCATCCACCACTGCACAAGGAGACGCACATGAAAGACACGATCTGGCTGGACACGGACGGGCAAGACGAGCGTGATGATCTGCATAGCGCGCGAGGCATCATCAACGCGCTCGCCGTTAGCGTGGTCTTGTGGTTGCTGATGTACGCACTCACGGCGTTGCACTGAGAGCGCGCCATGGCAATGCTCACACACTTGCGCGCACGTGGTTTCGATCTCTCGAAGCACGTGCCATTCACGAAACTCTACAACGTGCGCTGCTCCTCCTGCGTCGCGATGGTCATCAACAGCACCGCGACGCACGAACGCGGTTGCCCCAACGCGATGTCGGAGTGCAACGGCTGCAACGCACTCATCCCGACCAATCAACGCTACTGCGCGGAGTGCCAATGACAACATTGGGAGAGATCAGATGAACACGAAACATACGCAAGGACCGTGGATTGTGGACACGCAAGCCAAAACTATCTACAGCCCCTCAGAAGATACGACGGTCGCAAGCGTCGGAGAAGCTGATTCGCACGGAGCTTTCCCGGAAGCTGATGCCCGCCTGCTCGCTGCCGCGCCCGAGTTGCTCGCCGCATTGCAATGGGCAATCGACGAACTGTGCGAGGCATGGGATGAACCGCGCGAGAAAGCTATCCCTGCCCATGTACTCGCCGCCATCGCCAAGGCGACGGAGCGCGCATGACCACTTACAACGACGACACCAACACGACCATGCCGGAGTGGATTGCAGCGCGCGCGTTGACTTGGGTGCGCACGCACTACGTCGCATACGTCACATCTGGCAGCGAGATCGTTGCGCAAGTGTGGCGCACGGGACTCGACCGTGGACTGACTTCTAAGCAGCGCGACGAGGAAACGCTCGCGAACGCGCACCTGATAGCAGCAGCGCGCGAGTTGCGCAGCGCGCTTCGGGTGATGGTGAATCACGCGCAGGAGACGTATCCGCACTTCGAGAGCGAGCGTGGACAGCGCGACATCGCAGCAGCGATTGCTGCGCTCCGCAAGTCGGAGGACGGCCAGTGAACGGCTACACACCGGGACCGTGGAAGGTCAGCGCATTGGGCAGTGGGTTGCTGATAGAGAACGCAGCGGGCTACGTGATCGCAAGGATTTCCGTACTACTCGCATATCGGAGACAGCATCGAGCCAACGCTCGCCTGATCGCGGCCGCACCGGAGTTGCTCCAAGCGCTGCAATCCTTGTCCGAGTACGTCTACCGCGACATGGAAAGCAATGCGCCGAATTGGGCGCCCATGGACGTGCCTGAATACGCCGCAGCGAGCGCTGCCCTCGCCAAAGCCAAGTGGGGAGCCGCGTGAACAACTGCGCATGGTTCGCCCTCTGCCGTAGCGCCGCGACCACCACGCGACCACACCCGATCCTTGGGAATGTTCCCATCTGCACGCGATGCAACTCGAAGATGGATCGCATCGAGGCGATGCCGCGCGCGACTGCCACACCCGAAGTCAACCACAGGAGACCAGCATGAAACGCACGCTTATCGAATCCCTCAAGCACGTCCGCGACCAAGCACGCGCCGACAAACTCGGCGCGATGGGGCGCGGAGGCTGCGTCTACGAGGACCGCGACACGGGACGCCACTGCGGCATCGGCTGCCTCATGCCACGCGACCTTCTCGACAGGATTCACGCCGCTGACGTGAACCTACTCCCCCTCACTGTCCTCGTGTTCGAGGACCTGGGGATCGCCGACTTCCTGCGCGACAACGGCCTCACCAAACTCGAAGCGAAGGCCGTCCAGCAGGCGCACGACAAGGAAGCACTCGCAGACAAGGACGACGGCGGGAACCGCGTAGCCACGACCTTCCCCGACGAACTCGACGGTGTGATCGCCGAACTCGAACGCCAAGGCAGTACGCACTACCGCGACACCTTTTTCTCAACCACCTGCGCATAGCGGGTAACGAAAGGAGCAGGAGCAATGCAGAACATCGACATCAAGATCAACGGCAACCTCGCCACGCTCACCATCGACCTCAGCAAGAACTTAGGGCCGAGCAAGAGCGGCAAGTCCACGATCATCGCCACCACCGGGGGCAACGTGACGATTCCGGGGACGAGCGTGAAGTTGGGACTCAACGCCTACAAGTAGGGACCCATTCCTCAAGCGCGCCCTTTGAAAGGAGGGGCGCTTACGAAATGAGTCCCACCCACTGAAAGGAGAACGGCAATGCGAACACTCAGAGAGACGATCACCCACATCCGCGACGAGGCGGTAGCGGGGCGCCTTGGCGCTCACGACGCCGAGGGCTGCGTGTACGAGGACGACCGTGGCCGCAAGTGCGCCATCGGTTGTCTCCTCACCCTCGACCAACTCACCTTCATCCACACGCACCACCTCAACTCTGGCTGCGGTGCGCCCCACCTCGAAGATGAACTCCACTTCGTCGCCGATCTCGGTCTCGAAGTGGATCAGGCGCAAGCCCTGCAACACCTCCACGACGAGGACGACATGCCGCGCTTGATCCGCCGCCTCGACTCCATACTCGCCGAAGGCGAGGGCACGCTGCGCGCCAACGGACTCAACGTGTGGTTCAACCTGGGCGGGCTGCGGACATGAGAAAGCCTGTCAAGAACATGGCGGGCGAGACGCTGCTCACCCTCGACGTGAAGCTGTCCGTAGCGATTGGCGTCGCGATCGACGAGAGCGCGCCGCTCACGCGTGACGGCATCGCCGAACTGACGCGGGATTACCTGCGACAACTCACAGTTGCGGAACTGCGCGGATTCGTCATCGACTCCGTGTCCGTCATCGACCCCGTGCACACCGACCTGCTCGACCGCGAAGGGGGCCATCCGCTTGGCGAATGGCAGTCCTTCCGCGACAGCAGCACGCGCGCGAACCCCACCATCACCGTAACCGTGTGGGGAGGCTCCGTGCAGGACGTGTGCGGCCTTCGGCCCGGAGCCACCGTCTACATTCACGACTACGACGTTGACTGCTGCGACGACAGCGAACTCGAAACGGACGACGAGGGCGAGAAGTACGTCCTCACCGTCTACCGTGGCGGAGAGTCCGCATGAGCAACCTACGCGGCTACGCGAAAGCAATCAGCCTCGCGACAGGCGTCACCGATCCGAACGTGCTGGCCGAGATCGAGGCAGTCATGCGTCACACGATATTCCATTCCACGCTCGACTGGCAGACAGCGCGCGAGCTACAGGAGGGAGCGCGGCAGGCGTACACCGTCTACCGGCAGATGAGGAAGCTACCGCCCGATACCCAGGGGAGGAACAAGGAGCGTGCTGAGTGGGCTGGCAAGGCCCTGCACACATTCCGGAGCGCCACGGACTCCGACTTCCACGACGCTGCGTGCGATCTGCTCTGCGACCTTATGCACTGGTGCGACGAGGAAGGATTCAAGTTCGACAGTGAACTGCGCCGCGCTCGTGAGAACTACGCAGCCGAAACCCAACCCGACTAACTCAAGGAGCAAATCCGCATGTGCATCGACTATCACCGCACCATCACACTTCGCAAGCCGCGCACCGTCTACAAGGTGGTGCGCGTGTCGCGCAGCGGGAGGTTCCTCTCGCCGATGCCTGTAAAGAACCGCGACCCCCAATCTGGATACGATGGCCCCGTAGGGGAGGTGCTTCAGTACACCCTTCGCAAGAAGATGACCGCCCCCTTCCTCGACACGGCTGGCTTCTATTGCTTCCGTAGATTCAAGGAGGCAGACGGTTGGAGGTATGGCCGCCAGTACGCTGTTCTCGTTTGCAGCGTCCCCGCTGGCGCTCAACTCAGGGGCAGCACTGACTTCGACGGAAAGCTGGCCGTCTCCGCCCTAACGCCTCTGCGCGTAGCGAAGAAGGGGAAGTCATGAGCGCCTCCATCATCAACACCAACTGCGTGGAGGGTCTGATCTGCCCGAAGTGCAAGCACAGCGGGCGCTTCTTCATCGACGCCACCGCACAGGTTACGGTAGAGCCGCAAGGCGTCATCGACGTTAGCGACTTCACCTGGGACGAGGACTCGGCGATCACCTGCCCCAAGTGCGATCACTGCAACACCGTTCTCATGTTCCACGAGGACGCGATCCCCGACAACAAACCAGCGCGCGCGCAATTCCTGCAAGACGTCATGACCACAGCCATCGAGGGCGGCGTCTCGTATTGGGCGCTCGCCAACAACGTAAAGCGCGGAGGCGACGACGGTCTCGACTACCTCTCCTACGAGCTGTGCGACATGGAGGAGGACGAGGAGACGCGGACATGGGATCGAGTTGACCCCGCCGTGATCGAGCTAGGCATCAAGCGCCTGATCGACGGCAAGGTCAAGGTCCGCATGGACATCATCGGTTCCATCGCAGCAGGGAGCGCACAGAACGACGCGGGGAATATCGACGCGACCTGCGCCGACTGCATCGTTCAGGCTGCCATCTTCAACGACATCATATTCGGGTGAGCCATGGGCGGAATCGACAGATACGAAGCTGAGAACATCGCGGAGCGCGCCGCAGACAAGGCGCTTCGCGAGGCCAAGAGCGACGCAGACTTCGAGCTACAGCGCGCGCTTCGCGACATTCGCTCCGAAATGGCGCGCGAGATTCGCGAGGCTGTCAGCGAGGCTGTCAGCGAGGCTGTCAGCGAGGCGATCCGCCATCACGTCTACAAACGTCATCAGGTAGAGGAGTAGCGCATGTTGATCAACGAGTTTGTGCACCAAATCACGCGTCTTGCGCTCGCGTGCGGAGACGTGGAGGTCGTGATCGACGACGGGATGAGCGACCGTTTGAGCGTCATCGAGCGCGTCGAATCCGCTATCTGCACGCACAACGGAGGCGAGAGACGGATCGTGGTCTCCGTTGTTCGCAAAAACGAGCAGGCCGGAGTGAAAGTAAAAGGCTTTAGCGACGGACATTACGGAGAACTGACATGACCTATTCCTGCTGCGACTTCACCGACGACGTATTCAACGCATTCGAGAAGGGCGGTGTCGTCAACCACGAGACGTGCGACTACGGCGACAACCTCGACCAAAACGGGCAACTCCTGCTCGACGCCTTCTACGCCTATTTCCCCACGAAGGACTCGACCAACATGGAGCGCGCGGAAGCGGCGTTGAAGCACCTGACGGCGGCGCGCGACCTGCTCAAGGCCGCTGGAGCGGACCGCACGCTAGAGTGCGTGCGCCACGCCATCAGCAGCGCCAAGGGCGGTGTGCGTGCTGCGCAGTACCGGGACAGGAGGGCCAGCAGGTGAGCGTCAAGCTGGAGAAGGAAATCACCCGCGAGACCAACCTTCGGTGCAAGGGCCGCAAGATCATGATGACCCTCGGACCGAGCGCCATCACGTTCTGGCTGAAGGGCAAGCGCGAGACGTTCACCCTCACGCTGGAGGAAGCATTCACGCGCTCTACCTTCGGCATGGAGCGCGCCGTAATCGAGCAGGCGCGCGCTCCTGGCCGAGACCCGATGCTTGTGACGCCACGCGTGGAGCAGCAGGTAGACGTTGCCGCCTTGGAACAGTGCATGAAGGACCTCAACAATGCTCGCTGAGGCCGCACTGTGCATGGCGTTGAACATTTACCACGAGGCCGACCTGCTGCACGAGCCGTTTTCTGGCCGTCTCGCAATCGGTTTCGTCACGAAGAACCGCGCAGACCTGCATGGGACGACGGTCTGTTGGGAGGTCATGCGCTACAAGCAGTTCTCGTGGACGCTCGACCCGATGAACCTTCGCGCGATCCCCGGCGGGCAGGCGTGGAACGAATCCATCCAGGCCGCGGAGCTAGTGCTCTCCGGACTTCCAGACATCACCAGCGGCGCCACGCACTTCCACGCGACCTACGTCAGCCCGGTGTGGATCAAGGGAATGCGCCGCATCGGACGATTCGGCAGTCACATTTTCTACAAGGAGAAGTCCGTCATACATGCCTTCGGGAAACTTCAATGAGCGAAGGCAAGGCCAGAGTGCCGACCGAGAAGGAGCGCAAGCGCCTGTTCGAGCTGGAGAGCGCGCAGCTTCGCAACACCGCGATGCTGTACCTCAGCTACGGCTGCGGACTACGCGTGCACGAGATCGCCAAGCTGAACCTCGGGAGCGTGATCGACGAGGACGGCGACGTAATCGACTCGTTCTCCATCAACGGCAAAGGCGAGAAGGTGCGCGACGTGTACCTGAACAACAAGAAGGTGCGCGACGCGCTGGCCGAGTACGTGGCCCACCTCCGAACGAAGGGCGACGTGTACCTCGACCGCCCCCTATTCATGTCGTATCGGCGCGAGCGGATGTCTCCGAACACTTTGCAGCAGGTGTTCGCGTGGATGTACGAGCGCGCCGGACTGAAGGGATGCAAGTCGCACAGCGGACGGCGCTACTTCGCGACGAAGCTGCTGAACGAAGGCATCGACATCAGGAGCGTGCAGGCCCTAATGGGGCACGCGAACATCAACCAGACCGCCGAGTACGCCGACACCGATCCGGTGAAGCTGAAAGCGGTCGTTGCAAAGGTGATCTGACCATGGCATTGAGCAAGCACGACATCATCCGGTGGCTTGAGGACCTTCCCTCGGACACCTTCGTCGGCATCGACGACGGCGGTCTCGCCCTGGTGGTGGTAGGCGACACCCAGGAGATCGAATCCACCGCGGCCTACCTCGAAGTTGGAGGGTTCCCGTTGAAGCCTGAAGCCCTACCCCTACGCGACCAACTGCGGTCAGCGAGGGACGCGCTGTTCCCGAGGGACGACAACGCGCTTGGCTGCGGGAAAAAGAAACGCTACATCGACTGCACCGAAGCCGAGCGCGTGAGGAACACGCGCGCACGCGTTACGGGCCTTCAGCTTTGGAAGTACGAGTGCTCAGAATGCAGCGGATGGCACCTATCCAAACTACAACCAGCACAGGACAACCGATGACACGCAAGCTGACCAACGAGCAAATCCACGAGATCCACGCGCATCTGTGCGGCACCTGCGGCGTCAGCATCGACAGCGAGCTGGAGCCGCTTGGCCTCACCGAGGACGACCTCACCATAGAGGACCTTCGGGAGATCGACGAGGCGATGATGGTCTGCCCGAACTGCGGCTGGTGGTGCGACACGGACGAATTCGGCGACAACGAGGAGTCCGGTGAGCTGTGGTGCGACGAGTGTCTGAGGGACAGGTAGTGACTGATCTAATCAGACCGATTCGCGAGGCGCCCCCTGTTGCGCCCGAGCCCCAGGCCATCAAGAGGCTGCTGAAGGAATACGGCGTGAAGCGGGCGAGCGCCGCGCGCATCTGCGGCGTGACCGAGCCGCACTTCAACCGCTACTGCCTTCCGCGCACAAGTGCATGGCACAAGGAGATCCCGCTTCTGCGTTGGAACGAACTCGTGCGGCGCGTGCAGGAGCTCGCCAAGTGAGCGTCATCCTCTACGTTGGCGGGATCGCTCTGTTTGGCGTGGTTGTCGCCCTCCTCGTGCCCCGGCGCAAAGTGCATCGCCCAGGCGACGCCAAGCGGCCACCTCGCTAGAGGGCATCCTGTACCGTGGGTAGCGCGTGGACTGCCCCGAGATCACGATGGACCCGCGCGCTTCGAGTACGTCCAGTTCCGCCTGCACCATCCGACGCGTCACCTTCTCCTTGCAGATAATCGCCAGCACGAGCCGGATGTCGCGGTTCGACACCGGGCGCGGCGCGTTCATGATGGTCTCGACCACCACCTGCTTGCAGAATGGGAGCGACGCGGCTTGAAGGAGCTGCGGCGAGGGAGCGAAGCGGTAGCACTTCCCGTGGTGCCAGTTGTCCACGCGGCTGGACGTGAGCAGGCCCAGGCCCGCTAGGTACTGACACTCCTTCGATGCTGCTGGCCGTTTGGTGCCCGCAGGCATCACCTCCAGCAGCTCGCGAACCAGGCGCGGCTTACCGTCCTGGAAGATCCTGACGATGTTCTTTCTGACTGTCATTGTTCTTCTTGTTTTCCAGTCGTTGAAGATGCACTTCGAGCCTGCCGTCCTTGACGACCATCAGCTCACCCTCGGGCGTGACGCCCCACTCACCAGCCAGGAGGAACACCTCGCTGTCATCACCGAACGCGACGCCCTTCAGCGCGTCCAGCAAAGCCTTGCCGCAGAAGTTGTCGAGGTCGCGGCGTCTCCGGTCGGGCGGGTAGAGCTCGACCGCGAGCTGCACGCGGCCCGGCAGCGGCAGGCCCGGGACGTGGGCGAGCAGCGCGCGGACCCACTCCTTGTACTTCCGTCCGCCGGCTGAGATCACCATGCGGTTTCTGAACTTCCGGTAGTACGTGTTCGTGCTCGGCGGGAACGGCAGCGTGAACCAATGCCCTCCTTCGAGGAGGGCACGCTGTTCCGCTGTGCTGAAGGCGCTCACGCGAACTCGAGGTCGAGCTGGCCGCGCAGCTCCGCGGCGCGCTGCTTCGCTGCTCCGATCACCCGGGCCGCGGTCGAGGCGGCACGTTCCCGCAGGCATTCGAGCGCCCGGGACAGGTGCGGCCAGATGAGGTTGCGAGATCCCTGGAAGGTCGGGCGGCGAAGGAGTGTCTGGAACTGCACGTCGGTCAGCCCGAGCCAGCCAAGCCACATGGAGCGTGACTTCCGGTAGTAGTCCTCGGTCAGGAACCGGGCGGCGGCGATCGCCTCCTCGTCGGGCTCCTGGACCACAGGGGTCTCCACGGCGTTCACAGCGCGCCCTGCGCCGCCCCCGGGTCCCTCGCCCTGGTCGAGCACGCTGAACTCCAGGCCCAGGTCCAGGAACGCCTGTTGGAACACGAACCCGGCCAGCTTCTTGTACCCCGCATCGTTCCTGCCCGGGTCCCGGTCCGCAGCTCCGCTCTCGCTGATCTGGCCGGTGAACCGTCCCGGTCCGAACGCCCCGGCAAGCCCTGCCACGCTACCCTTCACCACCTGTCCCATCGTCACCCTCCTCGAAAAGTTATCCACAGTTTGAAAAATCAAATCCCGCCCGGTCGCGCGCCCTCGCGCGCCAGAACGGGCGCTAGGGGGTTATAGGGGGGTTCGGCGCGCGCGGTTCGGCGCGGTTCGGCGCGCTGTAGAATCAACGACTTAACCCTATTCGGCGCGATTCGGCGCACTATTCGGCGCACATTACAAATCAAGGACTTAACCCTATTCGGCGCACCCCTACGAGTAGTATGGTTATTCATTTTTGCTCATTTTTTAAGCACCTCGCCAGCACCCTAGACCGACTTCTTGACGAGGCGAGAAGGTGTCCTCGTGAACACCTCCTTGAGCTTGCGATCGGGCGTCCTGAACTGGCCGCGGTGCACCCTCCCCTCGTCCACGAGCCGAAGCAGCACGCGCGCTAGGGCGTCCGGCCCTAGCCCCTTGGGGAAGTCCTGCACCAACCTCATGGAGTGGAAGGCGGTGTAGTGGCCGTTGATGGCGGTGTTGACGACGATCCCGTTCTTGTCGCAGTAGTCCAGGCAGGCGATCACCTGCGCGTCCTGAGAGCTCGTCCTGATCGCGTCGGCAGCCTGCTTGCCCACGTTCTCGCGCTCACCGGCCAGGATCGGCACGCCCTCGATCCACTCTAGGGTCACGGGCGCCGCGCGCGGCCCCAGGTTCGCCTTGGCGTGATAGAGGGTCATCGTGCCCGCTTCCTCGTCTGGAATGAGCGCCAGGCGCGACCGGACGCTGTTGTGCCAGGCGGTGCTGCCCGAGTAGGCTTCCGGGTCGGCCCGGGCTCCGTTCTTCGCGCTCTCCTTGTTGATGTGCGCGAGGAGCAGCACGGCCCTCTTGGGGCGGGCGAGGCGGCTCCGCAGAGAGCGGATGAACGCCCGCACGCGCGGGCGCTTGATCTCGTCGTCGTCGAACGCGTCGGAGGCGTTGTCCACGATCACGAGGCCCCCATCGACCAGCCGTTCGACCAGCTCCGAGAGCGCGGCCATCATCGGGGTCTCGAGGTCGGCCGAGAGCATTGCGCCGCGGCGGTCCCGGTGCAGGGCGGAATCCAGGTCAGAGGCATCCAGCACGGACAAGCGCCCCTTCAGCTCGTTCGGGTCGATGTCCAGGCTTATGCAGATGCGAAACACCCGGTTCCTGATGATCTGCGCGCCGTCCTCGGCCGAGAAGAACAGCACCGGGGCTGCGCGGGTTTCGATCCCGAACACCGGGCGCCCGAGCGCGACGTGCACGGCGATCAGGAGCGCGATGTAGGACTTCCCTCCCCCGCCGTGCCCGGCGAGGAGCGTCACCTCGCCCTCGGGAATCCAGTCGTGCACGAGGTAGCGCTGCGGCTCCTCGCGGTCCAGAGCGTCGAGGCTCACGATGTACTGCTCCAGGCCCTCGATCTTCGGGGGCTCAAGCGGCACGGCAACGTGATTTCGTTCTTCGTGCGTGCGCTTGACCGATGCGATAGTGGTGTTCAGCTCCGCGTCGGAGAGCGACTGCGGGTTGTTCGCGTTCCAGTCATCCAGAATCTTCTTCGTCTCGCGGAGCGACAGCCCACGTTGAAACGCGGTTCCCGCCAGGGACGCAGCGGCGTTGTTCCGCCCGCCCACCGGCACCTGCTGGTCGAAGCGCGCTGGCTCGTGCACGCGGTCCGCGTCGAAGCCGGCGAGGTTCCCCTTCCCTACTGGCGTAGCGGCTCCGATGTTCGCGCGCCGGTAGCCCTCGATCGCAGCGACCTGCGCGGCCTCGAGCATGGGAAGATCGGACGCAGTGACGTGGTTGATCTCGGGGTCGATCTCGTCCGTGTAGTAATTGCCCGAGCTGTGCCGCGAGCCGCCGGCGACGACGTAGCCTCCCAGGCCGCGCGTGTCGATCTTCGCGTGCGGGTCGGCGCTGTTCCGGATCTCGACGAATGGGTTGCGCCGATAGTAGAAGTGCATGCCCTTGCCGGTCTTGACGCGCCAGGGCGTGTGCGGAAGGCTCGTGCGGCACCAGCTCACCGACTCCGCGCTGTCCGCGTCCACGACGATCAGCTCGCCGCAGGCAAGGCCGATGTTCGCTTCGGGCCACTGCGTCCACCACGCGCGCACCATCGACTCGGTGGGCGCCTCGGTCTGGTACGGCTTCCATGCGACGCGCGGCTGCTTAGGCCATTCGGCTGTCGCCTCCGCTATGTCCCCTTCGAAACGGTCCTTGATAATCCATACAGGTGGCGCCTCGCCGTAGGCCCCGAGCGGGAAGATATGCAGTCCCTTATCCAGTAGCTCAAGGGCGCGCTCCATGAGGAGGCCCTTGTTTTGCTCTTTTGAATCAGGGGTATGCATGTATGCTTGATTTTATTCCGGGAAGGTCTACAATCTGCGCAACGGTCGGGAGATCAGGACGCTTGGGTCAGATTTCATGACACGATCATATAGAGTGAGCAGCGTTGAGCCGACGGAGTACCGCGGCTCGCTCCCGGAGCGCATCCGACTCACCGTTGATTGGCTGCATCCGAGTGCCGCGGCTAGAGAACGTTCGGTGTACCCGCCACGCTCGAGTAAATACGGGATGATTTTTTCGAACATGAACGTTGTCCAAAATACAGGAGTCCGTAGTGTTCGTCAATGCACAGTTGCATAACGGGAGAGCAAACCAAATGGCTAAAGCCACGCAAGAGCCGGAGCTTGGCCCGCTCGCGAGAAGCCTCGCTCGCTTGATGGCCAGTCATCTGGTGAAGGGAAAGCCGATTTCTGCGAATGAGCTGTCGAAGCGGAGCAAGGTTCCGCAATCGACGATCACCAGGATGCTCTCGGGGTATGTGACAGATCCCCGCGCGAGCTCGCTGGAGCGGATCGCTGCTTACTTCAACGTCACGCTCGCCGCGTTGCGCGGTGAGGATGTAGTGCCGGTTGTCGCCGGTCAGCAGCTACTTCACCGGCTCTCGCCGGACGAGCTCGAGCTGCTGATGATCTACCGTTCCGCGAACCCCACGGGGCAGGTCGCCATCGCCGGCGCTGCCTCGGGGATCGCAAGCGGCGTAAAAGCCGCGGAGGTAGTTAAGAAGATACGCTAGTAGTTAGGCAACCTTCGGAACGAGTCGAAGCACAAAGCCGCCTACCAGGGCGGCTTTTTGTTGCGGGTACTTCACCGCGATGCACTGCGCCGTTGCGATGATCGACTCTTGTACGTGCGGTAGCGCACCGCGGTAGGTCTGAATCAGCTCCGCTTCCTGCGGAGTCAGTAATCTCATTTCTGCCAAGATTTTTCTTACGCCCACGACCGCCTCCCGTGTTGAAGGTGAACCAGCAAACTCCGTAGTTATTGTGGTTGCTGTGGTGTCGCTAGATTGCGACACTCTCGTCATTGGGAATCTACGCCCAAGGTATGCCAGTGTCAACAGTCCGCTCGGCGATTACCTTACAGAAAGGTTTCATTTGTTTCATGCGCTAATGCAAATACGCATTGACGGTGACCACGTCCTATGCGAACATGCATTGCATGAGAGGGACACTCGCGAAGCGCATCAGGATGATGTGCAAAGAGATCGGACCAACGATCTCGAAGAAAGCAGCTAAGAAGCTCTGGCGCTCAATCGTTCGCGGAAATAGTGCCAGCGAACCGAAGTCTCTCCCTACGAGGGGTGTAAGGAAAACACTACACGCCTTTCTCGGTTTCCGCGGCTTCCCGGATCACAACGATCCCTCGTGCACCTTCGAGGAGCGTCGCCAGTGGGAGCCAGGCCCCGTCATCACCGTCCGATCCATCTACGGCGGGATGGTTCCCGCGGGCCGCAGACTACCTCCAAAGCCTGACGAAACGTCAGAGAAGAAACGTGACGGATTCACGGACGCCAGCACCCGCAAGGGTCTCCTGGAGCGTCTGGACGACCGCCAGAAGCAGCTCAGTTCCTTCTTCGAGCGGTTCGTAGCCGTATTCGCAGCAAAGGCGAGCACACCCGGGAAAGCGCACGTCAAGAAGGCGCCACGAGTGTACCCGCATTCATCCACGCGGCAGCACACGCGCCTCGCGCGTCGCATCGCCCGCGCCTACCCCGAGCACTTCACCGTCCACTGACCATGCCAAGAGAACGTATGCCACACCAAGACCACACCGCCGACACCATGGGCTACGAGTGCGCGACCCCGCAGCAGCTCAGCGCCACAGAGGACGCCAAGAACACCGTCTCCGCTGCGGAGGAGAGCGCCCGCATGATCGCGGACGTCATGCTCGACATGGCCGCCACGCTGGAGAAAGCGCAGAGCCAGATCGGCAAGCCGCACACGCCCGACGTCGGGCTCACCGGCAGGTTGATGAAGGACGCGGGAAGGTACCTCATCGGCTCCGACGTGTCGGTCAGCAATGCATTTATGGGCCACCCCAAATCCAAGTGCCGCGAGTACGTCAATAGCGAAATCGGCTACCGCCTCGGGGGCGAGATCGCCAAGAAGCTGAACCTCGATCTCTCGCCGAAGCGCGACGAGTACCACTGCGACTGGTATGCGACCGGCTGGAGCACAACGTTCACCGCCAGAGTCTACGTCCTCACCGATTCCGAACTTCGCGCACTGATCTACGACGCGATCAAGCGCGCCACCACACCAGGGAGCCTCTAAATGGCAGTCAGTCTCGCAAGTCTGAAGAGGGGTCGCAACGTCCGGCCGCCCCGCATCGTCATCTACGGACCGCACGGCCTGGGCAAGTCATCGTTCGGCGCGAGCGCGCCGGCCCCGGTGTTCATCCAGACCGAGGACGGCCTGGGCACGCTGGACGTGACGTCATTCCCGCTCGCGCAGACCTTCGCCGACGTGAACGGCGCGCTGTCCACGCTCTACACCGACGACCACGAGTTCAGCACCGTGGTCATCGACTCCGCCGATTGGCTCGAACCGCTCATCTGGAAAGAGACCTGCGCGCTTCACGGCAAGGCCGACATCGAGGAGTTCGGCTACGGCAAGGGCTACGGATTCGCGCTCGACCAGTGGCGCAGCGTGCTCAGCGGTCTCAACGCTCTGCGCGACACGAAGAACATGGCCTCCATCGTCACCGCGCACTGCCAGATCAAGCGCTTCGACTCACCCGAGGTCGAGCCCTACGACCGCTACACGCCGAAGCTGCATAACTCGGCCTCCGCGCTGTTGCAGGAGTGGGCCGACGCGGTGTTCTTCACCAACTGGAAAACCGTCATCCAGAAGGAGGACGTCGGCTTCAACAAGAAGGTGGCGCGCGGCGTCACCACCGGGCAACGGATGATGTACACGACCGAGAAGCCCGCGTACCTCGCCAAGAACCGATACAGCCTCCCCGAGGAAATGGATCTCTCGTGGCAGGCATTCGCCGACGCGCTCACCGCCTCGGCCGCGCAAACGTAACCCTTTCACCACAACAGGAGCTCAGCACAGCAATGGCAAATCTCACAGGTTTCGATGCAAGCACCAAGGGCGACATGCTCGACTTCGACGCTTTCCCCGAGTGCAAGGCGCTCGGGATGATGGTCGCGTCGCAGATGAAGCCCACGAAGGACGGCACGGGCCAGTACCTCGAGTGCGAATTCTCGGTGCTCGACGGCCCGCACAAAGGTCGGCGCCTGTGGACGCGCCTCAACCTCGTCAACAAGAACAAGCAGGCCGTGGACATCGCCGAGCGCGAGCTGGCCGCGATCTGCAAGGCCGTCGGCAAGCCGCGACCGAGCGATTCGAACGAGCTGCACAGCATCCCCCTGCTGCTCGACATCGGCTACGAGCCCGCCAAGGCCGCCGACCCGGTGAAGAACAAGCCGGCGCGCAAGGCGGAGAACTACTTCAAGGGCTACCACCCCGCCTCCGCCGCGGCGCAGGTGAGCGCCGCCGCCACCACGGCTCCGGTCCCGCAGGCTCCGGCGGCTCCGGCCCCGCGTCCCTCGACTCCGCCCTGGGCGAAGTAAAGGTCACGCCCCGCGCCTGCCGCACACCGTAACGCCGGTTTCCTTCCTTTCCCGGCGGTGCGCAGGTCGCGGGGCTCCCACTAAAGCCAGGAGGCTTACGTGAGAAACATGATTCTGTATCTGCTCTACACCATGGCGGTGTGGCTAGGCGTGGTGGCGCTCATCTTGATATGCGCGCAGGCCGCCAAGGCGGACACGATGTTCGTCAAGAACGGCGGCGGCGGATGGATGGTGCTGTTCGAGCACAAGTGCACCATCAAGGAGTTGGACGCCGAGGGCCGGAAGGAAGTGTACTCGTTCACCCGCGACGAGGAATTCTTCGGCTGTTGGGCTCTGGTGGACGGGCTGGTCACCGTCTACTGGATGGACGGCGACACCACTGTCGCGCCGTTCTCGCAGTTCAGGACGCTCCAGCCGTGGATGATTCCCTATCAAGAGTACCTGGAAGTCCATGCGCCGGCTCGCTGACATCGCCGCCGCTATTTTCTGCGCGCCGAGCCGCGTGCTCGACTCGTTCTTCGGTCTGATCGAAACCTACAAACGCATGAGGGGGTTCTGAAATGCCACCGCTTTTTCTTCGCTACGTCTGGTACATCCCGTTCCTCTCCGCCGTGTGGCTAACCAAGCGTGACACACAGGAGATCTACACGCGGGGGTTCTACATCTTCGGCGTCCGGGTGGGCGTGTGGTCGTGAGGGTCATCTACGCCATCCTCGTCTACGTCGCCGTCATCGTGGCGATAGTGTTCGGCGCTTCGAGCGTCGCGCACGCCGACACCTGGGTATCGCTCGGAGGCGTCTCGCATCACTTCGAGCGCTCCACGCCGCACAACGAGGAGAACTACGGCATCGGCCTCGAGCAGGACACCAGCGTTGCGCACCTGCGGCTGATCGTCGGCGAGTACAAGAATTCCTTCTGGCGGGAGTCGTTCTACGCCGGCTTCTCCTACACGCCGCTGTCGTTGGGGCCTGTGCGCTTCGGCCTCATGGGAGCAGCCCTAACAGGCTACGGGAACATGACCTGCGAGACGCACCAGTCTGGACCAACCGCCACCGCGAGCCCAATGACCACCACCACCACGAGCTGTGCCTACCACGAGCGCGTGCGCGCCTACGGCGTCCCGTTCGCGCAGATCGAGGGCGAGCGCTTCGGGGTCAACATGCTCGCCGCTCCGCCCATCGCAGGCAAGGGCGGCGTCGTGGCCGTCCAGTTCAAGGTGAAGTTCTGATGAAAGCGACAGTCGTGAACCTGGACGATACCCCGGTCGAGATCATCGCCGAGAGCATCAAGACCGTCGCGGATGGTGTCCGCAAGCTGCGCGCAGGGCCGCTCAGCGACCGCGCTCTGCTCCTGCTGATCCAGCACGCCGCGCCGCGCGATCGCCGCGGGCAGACCGTCTCTCTCGGAGAGATCAAGCGCGTGTTCGACGGGATAGACTCGCTCGAGCACGAGTACCTGAAGAAGAAGCCTAAGTCATGAGCGCGAAGCAGACCTACGACAAGAAGGACCCGCGCTTCCCGTGGACCGCGCGTCAGCGCCGGCGCCTGACTGGCTCGCGCAAACAGCGCAAGGTCACGCGCCACGATAAGAAGCGCTGATGGCCGCGCTACCCGAGAAGCAGTTCACCACCGTTGTCAAGATCTACGAGCACTGGTCCAAGGCGACGAACCAGGACCCGAGGCCGCACCTGGGCGCGTCCATCATCGGCAAGGAATGCCGGCGCGCCCTTTGGTACGACTTCCGGTGGGCGACGCGGCGCGTGTTCGAGGGCCGCATGCTGCGCCTGTTCGACACGGGGCAGCGCGAAGAGGGGCGACTCGTCGCCGACCTGCGCAACGCTGGCGTGACGGTGTACGACCGCGATCCGGAGACCGGCAAGCAGTTCCGGTTCCTGGACCACGGAGGCCACTTCTCCGGCTCAATGGACGCCTCGCTCAAGGGACTCGTCGAGGCGCCCTCCACCTGGCACGTAGGCGAGTTCAAGACCCACAACACCAAGTCGTTCGACGCGTTCAAGAAGAACGGGGTGAAGGCGTCAAAGCCGGTGCACTGGCACCAGATGAACACCTACATGGGCTGGTCCGGCATGAAGCGCGCCGCCTACTTCCCGGTATGCAAGGACAACGACGAGATCGACCTCGAGCGCGTCGAGTTCGACAAGGACGCCTTCGAGCTGGACCGGGCCAAGGCCAAGACCATCATCGAGGCGCCGGAACCGCTCTCCAAGATCTCGGAGGACCCGTCCTTCTACGAGTGCAACCTCTGCGACCACAGGGGCACATGCCACGGCGGTCGTGCCCCGGCCATGAGCTGCCGCACCTGCGCGCACTCCACGCCGATCACCGACCAGCCTGCGCGCGAGGAAGCGCCCTGGGGCTGCGCTCGGTACGGGTGCTCCCTCAGCTACGCGGAACAGCTCAAGGGCTGCGTGACGCACGTGTTCATCCCCGCGCTGCTGCCCTGGGCCGAGCCGCTTGTGGCCGGCGACGATTGGGTGATCTACCGGAACAAGCTGAACGGCCGCAACTTCTGCAACCACAGGCGCGTCGCTGACGAGCCCTTCCCTGATGGATTGGAAGGGGCGCTCGTCGAGCACGGCGTCATCTGCATGTACTCGAGCGCCGAGCTGAACGGCTGCCCGCCAAGGCTCGTCGGCGACCCGGGCGTGGACGCGCTCAAGGTCGAGGCTGACGCCACCGTCAAACCGCAACCACAGGAGATCGCACGTGAACCCGCATGAACTCACCGGACTGATCAAAGCATTTCACGAAAACGCGGGCTTCGAGGAATTCCCAAAGATCCCGCGGCTGTCCCGCACGTGCACCGTGACCGAGAAGCTGGACGGCACGAACGCGCAAATCCTCATCGAGGAGCCTCTTCCCGGCGTGTTCGTCACGCGCTTCGGGTCGCGCTCCCGCTGGCTCATGCCCGGAAAGGAGCACGACAACTACGGGTTCTGCGCGTGGGGCGACGCTCACCTTCAGCAACTCATCGCCGGGCTCGGAGCGGGACGCCACTACGGCGAGTGGTGGGGCGGCGGCATTCAACGCGGGTACGGCCTGAAGGAGAAGCGCTTCAGCCTCTTCAACACGGGCCGGTGGGCCGAGCCCGACGCAATCCTGGGCCTGGACGATCCGCGCACGCCAGCGCCGAAATGCTGCTCGGTAGTGCCGGTGATCTACGAGGGTCCGTTCGACACCGCTGCGGTCGATGCCGCGCTCGACGGCATGCGCCGCTGCGGCAGCTACGCGGCGCCTGGGTTCATGCGCCCCGAGGGCATCGTCGTGTACCACCACGCGATGAACGGCTACTTCAAGAAAACGCTGGAGAAGGACGCCGCTCCGAAATCCAACGCGTTCGACGACGCGCTATTCGACGGCATCCTCGAGTTCGGCAGGCACGCAGCCCAAGGCAGCGGTCGCGGTCGCGTGGAGCTGCCGTAGGAATTCCGCTGGACGGCCGCGCCCGGTCGTAGACGAGTACCCGTTTAGCGGCGGGGCTCTAAGGGCGCTAGGGGTTGACCGATCCCCACGTGAACAAACCAAAACGGCTCTCAGTAGGCGTAGGTGGCGGCGCTAACTCTTGACCTTAGTTTTGGTCGCGTTGCCGCCACCGCCGCCGAACGGACAACTGGAGATTTGAATGAGCATAGTGAAGCGGTGGGGCATCGACATCGACGGCGTGATGTACCAATGGGACAAGACCGCGCGCTACATGTTGCGCGAGATCCTTCCGAACAGCCCCTACAAAAAAGACGGTCCGCTCGGGACCGAGTGCACGCACTGGAACTACATCCAGGACAACGTTCACGCCGACGACTGGAAATGGCTGTGGAAGGAAGCCGTGCGGCTAGGGCTGTTCCGCCACGGGCATCTATATCCCGGAACGATCAAGGCGATCCGCAAGCTGGCAGAGCTAGGCGATGTCGTGGTGATCACGCACCGTCCGAAGCAGGCCGTAACGGACACGCTGGCGTGGTTGGCCTACCAGCAGCTCCCGCTCGCAGGCATTCACGTGCTGACGGACCAAGAGCCGAAGTCAAGCGTCGTTCCGCAGTGCGACGTGTACCTGGACGACAAGCCGGAGAACTGCGAGGACCTTGCCGCGAACACGAAGGGCCGCGTGTTCATGTGGGACAGGCCGTGGAACCAGCACTCCACGTTCTCGCCGCGTATTCACTCGTGGGGCCAGTTCGAGCGTTGCGTGATGGACGTTTTCTACAGGACTGGAACATGAACGCGCTCGACCAGAAGCTCAGCAACCCGAAAGACGTTATCGGCAGCGACAAGCTGCCTCTGCACCTTATCCCGACCCCGGCGCTCGCCGAGGTGGCGCTCGCCTTCCTCGAGGGCGCTCTCAAGTACGGCACCGCCAACTGGCGCGTCGCCGGAGTGCGCGCGTCCATCTACCGCAGCGCGGATCAGCGCCACGGGCAGAAGTGGTGGAACGGCCAGAACCGAGACCCCAAGACCAGGGTTCACCACCTCGCGTCCCTGATCGCCTGCTACATGATCGTGCTCGACGCGGAACTGGCTGGAAAGTTGACCGACGACCGTCCTCCGTCCTTGGACGCAGCGGCGCATATCGACGCGCTGGAGACCACCGTCAAGCACCTGAAGGAGCTGTTCAAGGAGCACAACCCGCACCACTACACGATCGCCGACACGCAGACCAAGCCGGAGCCAGCGTGATGACGACGGACATCAACTTCATCGCGCGCCAGCACCACGCCTGGGTGGAGCTCATGGGCTGGCACAAGAGCGGCACCGTACTAGAGCGGCTTGCCCTCGTCGCTTCTGAAGTAGGCGAAGCTGTCAACGAATGCAGGGGAGAGAAACCCACTCCGGCATTCGGCTCAGAGCTGGCAGACATAATTCTTCGCGTCCTAGATTTGGCCGAGTGCCACGGCATAGACATGGCCGAAGAGATCGGCGCGAAGATGGTCCTCAACGAGCATCGCGGAAATCGCGGACGCCTGAAGTGAACCTCCGCGGCTACCAGCGTGAGGCCATCGACGGCCTCTATACGTGGTTCGCCTCGAAAGAGGGCAACCCGCTCCTCGTGCTCCCGACAGCGGCCGGGAAGAGCGTCATCCAGGCCAAGTTCACCCATGAGGCGATCGACCTGTACCCGAGTACCAGGGTCCTCCTGGTCTCGCACGTAAAGGAGCTGCTGGAGCAGAACACGCACAAGCTGCTTAAGATCTGGCCCGAGGCCCCCATCGGCATCTACAGCGCGGGGCTCGGCAGCCGCGACGTCGGCTACCAGATCACCGTGGCAGGCATCCAGAGCGTGCACCGCCGGGCCGCAGAGCTAGGCGCGTTCGACCTGGTGATGGTGGACGAGTGCCATCTGATCCCGCCGGCAGGCGACGGCATGTACCGGCGCTTCATGGTGGAGCAGCGCGCCCTCAACCCGAAGGTCAAGGTCATCGGCATGACGGCCACGCCCTACCGCCTGAAAACTGGACGGCTGGACAGTGGCGACGAGAAGCTGTTCGACGGCGTGGCCTACGAGGTGACCGTTCGCCGGCTGATTGACGAAGGCTTCCTGTCGAACCTGATCTCCAAGCGCGGCCTGGTCACGCCCGACCTGTCCGGCGTGGGCACGCGCGGCGGCGAGTTCATCCCCGACCAGCTCAACGACGCCATGGACAAGGGCGCCCTCACCACCGCGGCGGCTGACGAAATCGAGAAGCTGTGCAAGGACCGCCGCAGCTGGATCATCTTCTGCTCCGGGGTCGAGCACGCGCACCACGTCCGCGACGAGTTCCGCCGGCGCGGGTACGCCGCGCAGACCGTCACGGGCGATACACCGGACCGCGAGCGCGCTGACACGCTGGCTAAGTTCAAGTCCGGCGACATCCGCGTCCTCACGAACTGCGACGTCCTCACCACCGGATTCGACGCTCCGCCCATAGACGCTCTGATCATGCTGCGTCCCACGAAGAGCGCTGGCCTATACGTCCAGATCGTCGGCCGTGGGATGCGCCTCTCGCCGGAGACGGGTAAGAAGAACTGCCTCGTGCTCGACTTCGCCGGGAACATCGAGCGCCACGGCCCGATCGACCAGGTTCAGGTCCGCGACCGCCCCGGGCCTGGCGAGCCCGGCGTCACGGGAGCGCCAGTCAAGGCGTGCCCGGAGTGCCAGACCATCGTCCCTATCAGCGTCATG